TCTCGTTGTCGTTCCACTTCGGCACCCACCAGTATTCCTGCTCCAGCGCTACCTGTACGTCCACCTCTTCCTCCTCGCTACGCTATCCGGCCCACCGGGCCCGATGACTCAAACTCGACCGACTCCTTGTCCACAGTCCCGACCGCCTTGGTCCAGCCCATGGACTTCCTGAGAGCCTTGACCCAGTAGCCGCCTGATGCATCCTCGTACAATTTCAGAAGCACCCAGTCGTCATCGGCCACGTGGTCGAACTCCGTGTCGATACGGAACCGGCTCACCGTCACCGTCGCACGGGTCCCCAGGTCTGTCGGGTCAGCCCACGCCTCTCCGATGTTCTGGGTGTTCTCCTGCGTCCGCTCCAGGTTCACCGACCAGGCATAGATTTCCGCGGCCGTTTTGAGGGTGACATAGTCGCCGCTCAACGTGAGCGCCGTCAGCCCCGTCGCAGTCATCTTGACACGCCCGGTGAACCAGTCCACGCCGCTGTCCTGCCACGCGCGGTCGATAGTCCCGGTGCTCGGCGTGATGGCCGTGCTCGGGTCCCAGACGCGCTTTGCGACATCGTCGATCTGATAGATCATCGTTGCCCCGTCCTCCGTGGTCGCCTCGCCGGAGAACGCCGTGGGCGTGTCGATGACGTAGATCGAACCCTCAGTCCCCTTCGTAACCGCCATGAGACCCTCCTGTTATGCCGTCCAGGACAGCGCGCCCTTGCCCTGGAGCTCGAAGGTCACCGTGTCGATGGGACCGACCGACTTGTTGATCGCCATGTTGGTGACCAGTGCGCCGGACCCTGCGAAGTAGCTACTGCCGTCGACCCATGACTGGATCGCGGAGAGCTGCCCGTCGCCGGAGATGAACTCCGTCCGGAGCGCAGCCTGTGCCGTGTCTGCCGGGTCATGCTTGCAGCTCAGAGAGAGCGTCCACGCACGACCGGTCCCTATCGGGTCGGCCCAGCTCTCGCCGATCTCCTGCGTGTCCTCGCTCCCGAGTGTGATCGTGAGCGTGGCCGTTTGGAGCTCGTGAATCTGCACGGCCTCAATCATCACCTTGCCCACTTTGTATGTCTTGATCGCCATCTTTACCCTCCTCTATGGGTCCGTGTGATCGTACAGGTATTCTACCTCGTACTCGCAATCGAAAATCGAATAGTTGTCGAGCGCACCCTTGTCAGTCACCACTCGCGTAGCCGTGATCGTCACCACGAGCGCATTCAACGCCGTCGCCCTCAGCCCAAACTCCGCTTCGATGTTCTTGATGAGGTCCGTCCGCTGCTGCCGGGTATTCCCAGCGGCATCGTAGCAGTAGCACGTCAGGACCAGCGTCAAGATGGAATGCATGTCCTCAGTCGCGCTCTCGAACAGCACGTGCGGTTCCTTCCGCTCGTCCGTGTCAACAGGGAAGCACGCCGGGAACTTGGATGCGTCAAGCTCCTCCCAGTGAACGAGCCGCTCGCTCACGTAGGCCAGGGACGTGACGTTCGCAATCGCGCTGAGAACCGCATCCATAATCCGCTTGCGCTTGCTGTCAGCCATTTCAGACCAGCCTCAGGAGCTGCTTCTTCAGGTACGCCACCGCTGCATCCGCCTGCATCTGGACTATCTCCTTCTGCTTGTCGCGGATAGCCGTGGACAGAAACGGCCGCGCCGGCATGGTCCCAAACACAGCCTTCGACTGCCACGCCATGAACGGATTCCGCCCACCACCAGACCGGAAGCTCCTCTGTGCTCGGGTCCTGCCTCCCAGCTCGTGAATCCGAGCGTACACTACGTTGCTTCCCACGAGCGCCCGCACCTTCGTCCCCTCGACCTCCACCGCCGTGGCTATGGACCGCCGCAAGCGCCCCGTCACCACACCGAGTCTCACCGGCCTCGGGCCCGTGAGGTAGTCCGTCTGCGACGTCCTCTGAACCAGCATGGCAGCCCGCTGTAACGCCCTCGCCATCTCCGGGAGCATGTAGCGCCCCGCCTGGTTCAGTCGCTCTCCGAACTCGGCAAACGTCATCATAGCAAGGCCACCCTTCGATAGGTCCTGAAAATGTCCGCAACGTTCTGCGGCAGCGACTCCGTGTAGCTCACCGTCCTTCCCTCGGTGCTGATACTCCGCACGCCAACCCGCTTCTCCCGGAACCGCTTGTACCACTCCATCGTCAGCTCCATGACGGCCATCTCCAGATCGTAGGGCACCGTCGCATAGCCCTCGTTGTCCATGAGCTTGACCACCCTCGGGCCGGAGACGAACACCGTCGTCGTCAGCACGATCATCCCCATGTCTCCATAGACCTGGTAGGCATCGGAGTCGATCTCCGTGTCTGTCCCGAACACGTACTCCGTGTCCGCGAACAGACCGCTCATGGCGTTGATAGGAGCCTGTCTCGTCAGTAACGTCACGCCGTCGCCTGGCCCGTCGTAGTAGTCCGTCCGGTTGCGCGCCAGAAGCAGGCGTCCCGTATCGCTGTTCGCTCTCCAGCTCGCGGCGTTGATGATGCCCTCAACGTACGACTTCTCCGAATCCGCGGCGCCGAGATACGTCTGCACCGTCGTCCAGGTCCCGCCGTTGATCAGGCAGTTTGTCGTGTCCAGAGCCATGCCGCGTTCCTATCAGCCCTTGCCGTACACGGAGCGGACCATCTTGTCCCGAGCAGGCAGTGACGTTTTCTTCTTCGGCTGTTCCTCCGCTCCGCTCAGCGCGCGCCGCAACTCAGGGTACTTGGCCAGCTCCACCACGTCGCCGGGATAGAATATCTTCCCGTCGGCGTGGATTCTCCGGTCTATCCTCACTCGCATTCCATCGCTCCTTCTGCCGAAAGGGTCGGCGCGGACCACGAGCATCCGCGCCCCCATGCTACGCGTTCACGTACTGGATCGTCACGTAGTCGATGGACTTCGGCTGCGTTCCAGTGTTCGGGTGCCACACCTTCATGGGGTAGCCCTTGGCCGCCCCGAAAAAGATACCCGGGTCCTGTTCCTTGGTGCTCTGGCTGTTCGCGGTCAGGAGATACGCGAAGTGGCCCGTATCGCTGTAGATGCCGAAATTGTACACAGCGGCGCCTGCCAGCGCGTCGTTGGTCAGTGCCGTGTCCAGCACCGCCGTGAAGTTGCTGACCCACCAGTTGCTGATCGAAGCGTAGTGGAAGGTCCCATCGTCCAGCACCAGTGCGACATAGTCGCCCGATGCCAGGAGGTTTGCGGTCGGGCCGGGCTGTCCGACGAAGACGCAGGTGGTCGCCCCGCTGGCCACCGCTGCGCTCAGCGTCGTCGTGCCGAGAACCGTCATGAAGTACAGGCTCTCCGCCACACCACACGTCGCGCCGAATGCCAAGATGGCTACGCGCCCCCCGGCCACGCCGTCGATGTTGTGCTGGATCGCCACCTGAGACGTCCCCGCGCTGTAGCCCTTCGACCCTACGGCCTTCAGATAAACGTTTGCTCCCATGTCATGCTCCTTCCGGCCGACGGCGCTCGGAGCCGAGCAGCACCTCTCGGTGCCTCCGTCGGCCTATTTGGTTAGCTCGCCGCGGTCACAAGCCGGGCGAACGCTGCCGGAACTCCGACCTCGAACCCCTGCCTCAGCCGTGCCCTGAGGAAGATGCGGTCGTACTGCATCGTGGATTCCGTGTTGTCGAAAACACGGAACTCGAATCCCACGCGGTCGCCGTGGAGGATGTGCTTCGGGTTGCCGAAGACGATGAACGCCGTTGACACCGCGCTCTCGCTGATGTCCGGCATCGCGTCACTCGTCGTGAACGGGTAGCCGAAGATCGTCGCCGGCTTCCCCTCGCTCGGCCGGTACAGCTCGTATCCTCCGATTGCGTTCTTCCACGACATCAGCACGTCGAGCACCGTCTCGTGCATGATGAGTCGCGCTCCGTTGCGCTTCCCCTTCGTGGTCAGCTTCGCGATGAGGTCCCGAATATCGTCAGGCTCCACATCGGAGAAGCCGGTCTTCCCGCTGGACATGACCAGCTGGTTGACGCTCGTCTGGAACAGCACCCCATCGAAGGGCGCCGCATTCGCGGCCAGACACTGCTTGTCGAACTCCGTTCCCCACGCCTCTCCGAACAGGTCTCGGAAATAGGCACCGATGGGAACCAGCGAGTCCTCCTGGAGCTCCTCGGAGATCGCGATCCAGCCCGCGGCCGTCTTGGCGTTGAGCGTGATCTGCCCGAAGGTCGGGTTCTTCTCCGTCTTGGCCGTCGCCTCGTTCGTCGGCCACGTGTAGCTCAGCCCGGTCGCTTCCGAGGGCCATATGATGGTTCGGTTGCGCATCGGGACGTTGCGGACCAGCGGCATCATCGCGCTGGAATCCGCCGCTACCCTGAGCACCTCGGAGGCGTACTCCGTCGGGATCAGGTACGAGCCCGTGGTAGTGTCGCCCCGAAGCGGCGTCCCCAGATCGGACTTGAAGGCCCAGTCCTTCTCGCTCTTCCACTCCTCGGTCGTAACCTCGCGATTGGGCAAGCACCCCATCTCGCTGAGCGTCTTCTGATCCCGGTCCATCATGGCCTTGATCATCCGACCGATCCCGTACGCCTTGGCCATGGGCGGTTCCGTGGCCTTCCACTTGTCCTTGACCATGAAGCGGATCGACTCCATTTCCTTGATGAGCGCCGCGTTCTTGGCCTCGATATCCACGAGCTTCGCGGCCCCCTCGGTGCGCTGCTTGGCCTCCTCGGCCAGCTTTGCGTCCTGCGCGTCGAGCGCTTCGTCATGCTGCCCGAGAAGCGAGGCGAGCGTCGCCCCGTCCTTCACGTCAGCCGCTTTCAGTTTTCCCATCGTTCACTCCTTCGCTCTTGTCTAGGTTCACTTCGCGATCAACTCATCGAGCGCCCTGGTCTCCGGCTTCTCGATTGCCCTGGTCTCCGGCTGCGTCTCTCGCTCAGCGAACAATCCGTCTATGTAGCTCGGGCTCTTGCCCGCAAGCTCCCTCTGCTCGCCCATCTCTTCCAACGCCTGCTTGAGCGCGACGATCTCAGCGCGCAACTCGCTGACGGCTTCGAGCACGCGCTCATCGTCGGCCTTGGGAGCCGGCGGCTCCTCCGGGACGACTTCCGTTTCCTCCTCCGGCTCTCCGGGCATCACGAACGCTTTCCCAGCCGACCGATTCAGCTCGGCGGCAACCATGGTCGCGTTGACGTTCGACGGGATGTTGCAGATCGAGAACTCCATCAGCTCCTGCTTCCGGTAGATCAACCTGGTCCCATCGTCCTTGCCCTTCGCGTCCTTGTCCTCCGCGCCCTGCCCGGGAAGCTCGATCTTGATCGGCCGGAAACCCACGCTCCCGGTCTTGATGATGCCGCTTTCGACCTTCGACGCCACGAGAAGCGCTGTCTGATCCGAGCCAGAGGCGTCGAACACGACCTTGCCCACGAGCTGACCATCAGCGATCTTCACGCCGCGGCTCACCCCGATTGCCGGTTCCCACCATTCGTGCGACCACAGCACCACCGGATTTTTCCGGTAGTTGGCGAGCTGCCACCCCACAGGATCTATCCGCTCGTCATCGCGGTCCTTGGAGTAGTCGCTCAGGACCCAGGGATACTCCCCGGTCGCGCCGTCCTTCATCTCCGCGACACCGAACAGCGTCAGATAGATGTCTAGCACGCCCTCAGCGCTCGCGTGCTTTTTGAGAAGCTCTTCAAGCTCCTCGTCGTCCATCGCCTGAAAGTCGAAACCGCCGCTCCCTGTTTTTAGCCGAATCAGTCTCGTGCTCATCGTCCCTCCCTTACGCCGCGTCCTCGACATCTACTCTGCTTCGCGTCTCTCCGTCAAGCACGTCGACAAGCATGAGTAGCTCCTGGACATCCCTTCGATCACGGGCCCCGATATCGTGCACTGCCCTTGCCCGCATCCTCGGCCGCCGCGACTCGATCTGCCCAGCGCACACTACGCCAAGACACAGTCCCCCGGCCACCCTCGGCAGCCGACTCCTGATCTCCGCATCGAGGATGATCTCTCTCACCGCAGCCCGGACAATACCTCGCGCAACCATCCTCTGCCGCGCCTGGCGTAGATCGGCCCTGGTGACGGCAACTTCTTGACGTTTCTCCTCCCGAGCCGACACGTACTGGAAGCCACCGCCGTAGACTACCACTACGGCCGGCGCAGAAACCACCGTCACCGTCCCGGTAGCGGCCATCGTCTGCTCGGCCTGCGCCAGGTCTCCGGTCACGGAGAGCTGTTGCTGAAGCTCTCCACCGACTGGACCCATGACGACGGGACTGAGACCGTCTATGTATGCGCCGCCGTAGCGATCACTCATTCGTCACCACCAGGAGATAGCGCGCGTCCGTCGAGGCAGCGGTGAACTTGAACATGACCATGTCCGCGTTCAAGTCAGCCGCCGCGAGGTCGATACCGTAGGTTCCCTCTCCGATCTCGTCCACGGTGTTCGCGCAGGACGCAAAGGAAGCACCGTCGAGCGAGCGCTCCGCGGTGATGCTCGACCCCAGCCCAGTCTTCGGCGTGACGTGGTCCGTGCTATCGTAGACGCAGAACATGAACGCAGCGTGCGCCGTGTTCTTCTTGATCCCTGCCGGGAGAAGATCGGTCTTGACCTTGACCGCGTCTACCACCGTATCGACCGTCGCGAGCAGGCTGGCCTGAGCGACACCAGCCACTGTAGCAGCGATCCCGTCCGCAACGGTATCGACGACGGCAAGCAAGCTCGCTTGGGCCAGTTGATCGACCACCGTATCCACTACCGCAAGAAGGCTTGCCTGAGCTCCGTTCGCCGCGATCCCATCAACTACCGTATCGACTACAGAAAGGAGGCTTGCCTGCGCGACTCCTGCAACGGTGGCTGCAATCTCATCGACGACCGTATCCACCACGGCAAGCAAACTCGCCTGGGCCGTGCCCGCAGCGATCCCGTCCACTACCGTGTCCACGACAGCGAGTAGACTGGCTTGTGCCACGCCCGCCACGCTGGACGCGATGCCGTCAACGACGGTGTCTACTACCGCGAGCAAGCTCGCCTGGGCTGCCGCATCCACCACCGAGTCTACCACGGCAAGGAGACTCGCCTGCGCTACCCCAACCGTCTGATCGTACACGCTCTGTACTGTCGCCCCCGTGCTGTACTTCCGATCCCACTCCGCCGCCGTGATGACCATGAAGTCCTCGAAGAACGGGAGGAAGATCGTGTTGTACTGGAACGTCACGCGGAGCATCCCGAGCGCGCCGAGGTCACCGGCCGTCAGCTCCAGAGACCAGTACCCGGCGTTGCTCCCGATGACTGCGAGATCGTTGTCTCCTCCGCTGGCCGTCAACGTGACCGCGCTGCCCGCGACCCCCTTGATGAGCCCACAGGTTACCGAGGCTACAGTCATCGAGGTAATCAGCGTGAGACCATCCGCGTCGTCGATGGTGGGGCCAACCGGGACGCTTACCGCTGTGTTGTATCGCAGTTCTCTCATTGCCTGTGCAACCTCTCGTAGTGCGCCATCGCCACGGTGATGCTCAGACCACCAGCGGCGGCGTACTCATGCGCACCGATGTCCCATGGGCTCGTCCTGGCTGTCCCGGTGATGTCGTCGCTGTAGAGTCCGGCCCCTGGATCGTCCGTGCCATTCCCCACGCAACACGGAGCCGTGGTGTAGTCTTTGAGCGTGAAGTCCCCGTTGGCGTAGTCCGTGAAGACCTTGTTCCAGTCCGTGGCCTCTGCGGTGAAGTCCTGCCCGTTCGTCCCATCACCGTCGTCCGTGGCGCAGTAGTCGATGGTAACCGTCGCTCCGGTAGTATCAAAATCGTCGGCGTTGTTGAAGACCGCGCAGTTTTTCACGCTGTGTGTTCCGGCGTCAAACTCAAATCCGTCCGTAACACCTCCGGACTTCGTGCAATTGAAAATGTACGACGTGGCCGCTGCGAATGCATACACTCCGCGGTTGTTCCCGCTGAAGATACAGTTCCATATGTATGCTGTCTCGTCTGCGTCCGCAAGCACGACGCCGTAGCTTGATTGCATCCGACAATTACTCACACGCAACCAAGCACCAGCCGCAATGTTCGCTACGTTCACCCCATACTTTGTGTCGTTGGCTGTTATCTGAAGACCATCAATCCAGACATGGTTGTCGTAGACATTGAGAGCGTACGAGGCTCCCCCGTTAAGGATGTATCGCCCGGTGTCCCACCCGGACGCTTTCGCACGGTTCGCGGAGTTGGTCAGTATCTTGAGGTAGCACGTATCGCTAGTTGTGAATCCGTTCACCGTCACCGCCGTCGTGTCTGCCCCTGCCGACCAGTCACCCTCAATGGATATGGTCAGTATTCCGCCCATCGTCACAAGGTTTGCATTGGCTGTCACTTCTCCCGTGATGGCATCTTGCAGAGTCGTGTACGTTCCTCCGCTCGGTTTGACGGTGACGGTCTTGTCAGCCAAGTTTACATCCCCGAATCCCGCAAGGCCGCTGGGCGCTTCGGCATCCCCGAGGGGCTGTAGACGAAAGGGCCGTCAACCCCCGCGTCCGCAATCACGTCGCTCCACGCGATGGTCGAGTAGCTCAGGTTCCCCCCGCCGTCCACGAGCCTGACGCGCACCCCCGCGATCCACGTCGCCCGGCGCGGGAAGGTGATGAGCATGGACGTGCCCGAGGTCGAGCCCACCAGCGTCAGCACACCGACGTCCTGCGGGTCCACGAGCGAACCCGCGTATATGTAGACTTCATACGCGATGGTGTCTCGGGGGAGCAACGGAGCCCCGCTCGCGTCCAACGTCACCGCGTCCCACTCCAGTGTGGCCGAGGTCTTGTAGATCACTTCCTGCCCACACGCCCCCAGCGCCACAAGCAGGAACAGCCCCGCAAGTAGCTTCCTCACGGCTTCGCCTTCTCCGGGATCATGCTCAGCACGAGCTGCACCGCCCCAATCAGCAGCGCGCCCGCCGTCGGCCACCATGTAACGTGCGCCCCCAGCGCCTCCAGGAGCCCCGTCACCGCGCCGATTGCCCAGGGAAGAACTTTGCCGACGACCGCTTTCCAATTCTTCATCTCGCTCTCCCTTCCTACTTCACTACCGTGTACGTCATCGTATTCGCCGACACCGCTGCTCCGGCCGAAATGGCTACCGCGTTCATGTTCAGATCGCACCCCGCGGTGCCCACCGTGCCGTCCAGCACCACCGTAGTCCCATCCGCCTCCAAAGCCCGGAACCACGTGGCTGTGTCCCCGCCCACCGCGGAGGCATCCGGGGTCAGCGCCGCGAACGTAATCACTCCGTCCACCACGCTGGTCTCGGCCACTGCGGCAAACCGCAGCTCCGCAAGCTTCGTCTGCCCGCTCACGGCCGTGTCCGCTGTAGCAGGCTGGCTCCCCGAGTAGAGCCGCAGGTACCCACTCGCCAGCGCATCGGCTATCACCTGCGCCTGCGCCGTCGCGATTGCATTCGTCAGGTTCAGGTTACTGGCCATCCGGTTCCTCCTCGTTCACTTCCGTGATCCGCACCTTGGCTATGCTCCCCTTCTCGTCGCGCGTGATCGCCATGTCGCGCACCCGAGCGTGTTTCAAGACATGGATTTTCAGTGGCGCAAGCTGTTCGACTTCCGCGGCCCGCGTCACTTCTGGCGCCTCGTGAGCCTGGTGCGTCTTCGCCTCTGGGAAAACGGGCAGGCCAAGGCACCGACAGTTGCAAATTTCCTCGGGCGGCCCCTCCGGATCGTTGGGATACAGGAGCCCGTTTCGGAACTTCTCGCCGATCTTCACCTTGTCCCCGTCGATCATGTGAGAGGGGCGCACCTTCTCGTCCTGAGCCGAGAGCCACTCCGTCTCCTCGAAACCCTCCGATTTGAACGAAGCATACCGGCTGTCACCGATAATCCCGCCAAGCTCCGTGCGCGCGATGGTTTTCGCCCGCCCCTTGCCGACGTCGTAGACGTGCCGGATGTCGTCGGCCATCTGGTCTATCGTCCGACCCTCTCGCTGCCCGGTCTCGATAGCATCCCGCAGTTGCTTCCGCACGGTATTCGTGATGTCCGCAAGGGTCCCCTGGTTAACTCTCCGGTCCAGGTACTTCGGAGCATCCGTGTCGTAGATGTCGAAAGCATCGGCCCTATCGAGCAGCCCCGCGTCCCTCAGCAGTTGCTCGACGTCCTTGCCGGTCTGGTCCATGGTCTTCCCGAAGTCTTCGCCGCTCAGAGCCTTCAACTTCGCGAGTTGATCTTTCCAGTAGCTCGCCCCGAACTGGCCGTCGAACGTCTGGATGTCCGGCGTCTTCAACGTCTTCCCGCCAACCAGCTCTTCCAGAATGCGGCTCCGCTGCGCGAAGAGCCACGCCTGTAGCGCCTTGGTGTAGTGGCGCTCTACCCTGTCGCGCCAAGCGATCATGGCTTTCCAGTGCGCGTCCCGATACTCCGCAGGCCAGGACCGCACCACGTGGCCGTTCCCTCCGGGGCTCTTGCCCCCTTCGGCAAGCTCCCGAACCTGCTCCAGTGACAGCCCGAGAAGCGCCTGAGCCGGCACGAGCGTCGGTCGCGGGGTCACGTTGCGCTCTCCGGCCGTCTTCGGAGTCTCCTCCTCGGTCGCGCCGTTGCTGCCGGCAGGGGCCATCGAGAACGGAATCCACCATACCTTCCCCCAGGGGACAGGCTTCATCCCGCGCCTCTCGCGGTACTCGTCTATCGTCAGCGCTCCGGCCCGGACCTCTTCAAGCTCTCGCTTAGTAACTGCCTCATCGTCTTCCTTCAACTCGGCGATCTCGGACAGATCGAACCGGCCCGTCATCGAAAGGCCGAAGCGCCCAAAGAAGTCCGTCCTCAGCTTGTCCTCATACGCCTTGGTCTTGGGGGTCAGTGTCAGTGTCCAGAACTGCTTCAACTGCTCCTGGAGGTCCTTCCCGGAAAACGCGGTGGCGTCCTCCTTGATCCCAATCGCTCCGAGCGGCACACCATAGCGCGCGAGGATCATCGCCCGCGTGAACTTCCTCAGCGGGATGTAGTCCATCTCCTGGGGTGTCCTCTGGATCGACTGGTACTTCGTCCCGCTGCCCAGCACCGAGATGCGGTGCCGCCGGCTCATCCCCTTGTGCTCGTCCTCCCACATCTGCCGGTACAGCTTCGCCTGATCCATGGTCAGCGACTGATCCGATGACAGCACACCGCTCGGCGTCGAGTCGTTCTCGAACATCTTCCGCGTCGAGCGCGCCGCGTTCCAATCCGCAATCGCTTCCTCGCTCAAAGCCAGAAGCGGACTGACCCCTCGCCACTCGTCCCACGGATTCCAATCGCGGAAATGGATGATCTGGTCTGGCATGTAGGGAATCTTTTCGCGTTTGTACTCGTATTCCCACATCATGATCTTCGTGCCCTCGGGGTTCAGGTGGTGCTTAAACCGCGACGGGTTGGGTGTCCAGATCTCCTGCGGGAAAGCACGGGCACTCCCGGCGAAGTCGCGCTCGAAGACCCAGATGGCCTCCCCGCGCGTGGACATCCAGCTCTCGGTGGCCTCCCACAGCTCGTAACGCGAAGCGTTCGCGTTCACGTCGCTGAAGAGCTTCCACACTGGCCCGGAGACGACCTCGGTCTCCCCCTGGTATAGCCTGAACGGCGCCCGGGCCAGGTTCGATGCAAGCGCAGTCACGGCGATGTTGACCCACGGCTGTTGCCGCATCGGGTCCGTCATGACAGAGCCCTCGGTCGAATCCTCGTCAAGCGCCAGCTTCATGAACCGCACGAACCAGTCAGGATCGTATGAGGTTTTCCCCGCGATACCGCTGGCGATACGATTTATGACCGCGTGCCGAATCGAATCCAGGAACCGCTGCTTAGCCATGCTGGCCCCCGCTGCCTACCCAATTATGGGTGGGTACGCCGCCGGCTGAGGTTCCGACATTTTCTCGAACAGAACTTGCCTCGATGACATATACTCCGTCTCTGATCCTGCTCCCGAGGGTCAGTCGCTCAGCCACGGCTCAACACCTTTTCGCTCTCATCCCGCTCGCCGGTGTAGAGGATGATCCCGCGCGAGGCATGCGAGAACGTCCCGTACCGCCCGCTGTCGATCAAGTGATCGTTCTCCTTGATGATCCGCCCCACCTCGTCCTTCCGGTAGTCGTAGATTTCCGCGATCCAGCCACGGCAGCGACGGTGAACGCGGAACAGCCCCTTCTCCATCTTCGCGCTCAGCCAGTCGAGACCGGACTCGACGCTGTTGTTCGCCTTCAGCGCGCCGATCTCCTGGAGCCGCTCTCCGCCGGACGGGTCCCCGTAGGCAGCGTACTGGTACGCCTTCCACTTCCGTCGCATGGCCTCTCCAAACGTGCTCGTCGTCGCGTGAAACATGGCGAGCTCGTCCAGGAACCACACCTCCTCGCCCCTCCAGCCGATGAGCACCGCGGCCATGTTCAGGCCGAAGTCCAGCCCAACCGTGAACTGCTCGAAGTCCGTCGGCACCTCGTCCACGATCATGCTGTCCTCGAAGTGGTTCAGGATCATGCCCTCCGGCCGCACCCACTCCCCGTCGCGGAGCCGTCTCCGGTCCCGCTCGGGCAGGTTGTCGAGGATGTCATGCATGTAGTTCGGAGGCAGGTTGGCCAGGTTGTCCACCGGGTTCAACGACAGCGCCCCCCACAGATCTGGCGTCTCCAGCGGCTTGCCGCTCTTTGGATCGACCTTCTCGATGAACAGCTTGTGTGCCCAGTGCATCGGCGACGGCGGGTTGCAGTCGAAATACGCCACGCACCGCATGCCCTCTATGTGCTGCGCCAGCCGGGTGAGCCCGAGGATCACGGCATCGTAGCTGATCTGCGACACCTCGTTGAAAAGTAGGCTCGCATATTCGTGACCGAGGAGCTTCTCAATCCGCTCCTTGTCATCAAACCCGCCAACCCAAATCTCTGACCCATTCGGGAAGCGCACCATCGGTTCTGAGTGGTTCAGGTGCGCCCCCTCGACGTTCCTAAGTAGCGGTAAGAGGGTCTCCAACCAGAGACTCGTCCTGGCATGCGACAGGTACAGCCGCGCCATGAGATGCCTGCTCCCTGGGTATTTCAGCGCACGCTTGAGGATCGCCAGCGTCAGGACGAGCGTCTTGCCGCTCCGGGTCCCCCCGTGAAGCAGCACCCCGAGGTGCCCGTTGCCGAGCAGTTTCACTGCCTCTGCCTGGCGCTTTGTCAGAGTCAGCGTCTTCACAGCTTGTCGAATCCTTCCGGGAACATGATCGTCAACGCCCCGCCGTCCGCCCCGGTGATCTCGTGGCGCTGCATCGGCAGGCCGAAACCGTACTCCAGGAAGAGCCTCGCAGCCGGCGCACTCCCGTGGATACCCTGATTGAAGAGCGTCACCGCGAGCACCCGCAGACGCTCGACGTGCTGCTGTTTGCCCTCCACGGTGATCTTCACCCGCTCCATGGCGATCTCTTGGAACACCTCGGTGACGAACCGCTTGCCCTTCGAGGCGCCGGCTGGATTCCCCGAGAAGCCCTTCAGTAGCCGCCCCTTTGCATCGCGCTTCGGCTTGGTAGCGTTCAGCGGTGTCTTCAACGGCAGGTCTGCTTTGCCCAAATCTTGCTTCCCTTCATGCTACCACGATTCCGAGCTCCCAAAACAGAAAGGCCGAGGGCCACGGTTTCCCGCGATCCTCGGCCTCCGTCTTCGGTTGGCTCGGCTATGTCGTCACTGATCTCTCGGTCGATTCGCTCGGTTTATCCGTCGCTCCCCCGCCGCTCCCTGAACCTTACACCCTCGGGTCTACGCTGTCAAGAGGATAGTTCGCTCGCCGAGCATGGGTGTCTCGGGTTGACTGGCTCGCTCGCTGTCAATGGGTGTCTCACCGACCTTGGCTCGCTCAACCTTCTTGGGTGTCTCTTGAGAGATGGCGCGCTCCTGCCGTGTGGGTGTCTCGGCTTCGATGGCTCGCTCGTTCATCGTGGGTTTCTCTTCGTCCCTGGCTCGCTCGCCAACCTATGGTGTCTCGGGCGTAATCTCCGCTGGATTCTTACTCCACCAACAGATTGTTTTTCCCTTCTCATCCACCCGTCCGATCCACCTGACGTTCCACCAGTCACACATCGTAGGGCAATACATTACCCCCGGCGCAGGATAGGGAGAGTAATGCTCTGCTGGATACAATCCCACCCCGCAAAACGCACACTCCTCTCCGTTCGCATCCTTGTGGACTGAATACATATCCCTGCCAAGATCGAACCCGACGACCATCCCTTTTTCCTTGCCGTTCACATCCAACACCAGCCGATGATCGGCCGTTGGCCGGAACAGAAGCACCGTGCCCCTATGCTCAGTTACGACCCCCGCTTCGTTCTCCATAAGCCCATCCTTCCCCTCACATCGTCTGGATCACTCTATGCTGTCCAGCCACAGAGACGCTAGGCGGCGTATACTCTCGCGATGAATCGCCTCCATGCAAACAGGACATAGGGTCGGTTCCTGCGAGGTCCTTTCGCCCATGAGACAGTACCACACGCCACAGCACCGGCAGAGGTAGCGATAGACGAACGGGTCCGAACCGACGGAGTACTCCCCCGCGACCGTCTCCCCCTCGCTCCACGTGCTTTGGTTGGACACTCTACCCCTCCCCGGGTTGGATCGCGCACTTGCGGATATCGACCTTCTGGTACTTCACCACCACCCGGTTGTGGACGGTGAACACCAAGCCGACTTCCCCATAGTCCGTCTCCTTCAACCGCTCCAGCAGCTCGTCCACCAGCGTCAGGATCACCGCATCGCTCGTGGTGGCCGGCAATGTCCGCGACCTATCAGATTCCATGGTCTGCCCCCCTTCCCGTCCCTCGATCTGCTTCCTCCGGCTCTCGCGGAATGGCGCCGGTCTGCCCTTTCGGCGGGGCCTTGCCGGGTGGGCCATGGAGCACGGTCTCCACAAACTCCTCCGCGAAGGTCTCAAGCTCCGCCGCCTTCCCCAGCTTCTCCGCGAACGCCTGCCCCGCAAACATGTGGAGCATCGTCAGCTTCAGTGCCCCTGGCACCCCGGCCGCGTACCGCTCCAGCGCCTCGACCGGCATCTTGAAGTGCTTCCGAAATCTCGTGCCGCCAGTGGCCCGGAGCGCCATACACGCCTTCTCGATCTCGACCATCTCAGCACGGAGTCTCGGCACGGTCACGGCATGCTCTTGTGAAGCCGCTCGAACCACGCCAGGTTGGCCTCTACGTCGATGGCCTCCTGCGCGGTGTCCTGATTGACCTTCAGCATGTACTTCGTCAGCGCCTCCCGCCAGCGCTCCGGCTCCCCGAGGTCCGCGAACCGTACTCCACCCTTCTTGAACCGCACACAGTAGTTGCCCACCCGCACCAGGTAGCGCTCGCAGGCAAGCATCTGCTCCTCGTTCGTCCTGCGCATGGTCTCGGGTATCTGCCCGCCCGATGCGATCATCTCCTCCGGGGCGATGTAGGGAACCTCGCTGATCGTACTATGCGGTGTCGCGCTGATCAACTGCATCGGCTCATCCCGGTGGCATTCCAGCCGAGCCACGCAGAACATCGCGCGCTTGTAGAACAGGTTCATAGCGGTCGACGGATAGCCGTTCTCGCTCATGACGATGGGCTGACTTTCGGGAGGAGGCGCCGTGATCCCCTCTTGCACCCACTCCCCAGCTTCCCAGTGCCAACCACGAAACCGATAGCGTGCGGGAAGCCCACCGTCACCATCGCGCGTGAAGCCGAAATTGTGCCCGAGCATGAAGATCGGATTGTACCCGATGGCCCGCCCGATACCAAGCTCGGCGGCCGGTGAACACGCGAAGGGGAGTAGTGCCATCTTGATGAAGTCGTAGGCTGTCGGCCAGATGCTCCAGTAGAGCGGGATCGCGGGATCGCGCGGCAGGTAGTAGTACGACTTCTGCGGCCACTTGGAGATCAGGTCCGGGTGCGTCCCTGGGTAGGCCGCCTGAACCGTCCCCGGAGCATCCTCCCACCACCCAGGGGGCACCTTGTCGATTTCCTCCCAGTTGCATCGCACGTCGCTGTAGACGATGTGCGTCGGCCGCACACCGAAGCGCGCGAGCGTCTGCGCGTGGGACGAGCTGCAAATCAGCCCGCCTTTCCAGTCCTTCAGCATCGGCAGCACTTCGTCCAGCCCGGGGCCAGAACCCAGGATTACGGCTGGTCCCTTCTGCGTGTCCTCCAGGTCCTTCAGATCGAAACCACGTCGGCCTCTCCACCCCGGGTCGTCATCGGCGTCCTGGAAGTCGAGCCAGATCTGCTTGTGGTTCCAGAACGAATGCCGGATCTCATCCGGCATGATCGCCGAGACGGTCGCCTGGTTGTAGTGCCTGGAGGGGTAGAAGAGATCGAACTCCGATGCCGCCTTCTTCGGCTCCACCGAGTCAACTGCCGGTTCTATACCAACTCCTTCGGTAATGCTCATATGCCTCGATTCCTCCTATGTGCTTCTCGAACAAGTGCTCCGCCAACTCCCACTCCCATTCGTAGTCGATGTGCACCTCTTGCCACGGCTCGACCTCGAACCGCCAGGGGTGCATGTCCATGTACTGCGGGAGCTGGAGCGCCGCTCCCACGTGAGACGCCTCGTAGAACCGCGGTGTCATCGCGCAAAACGTGTTCATGGTCGTCCAGTTTTCCGCGTACCGCAGATTGCCCGTTTGTTCTATCCGGTAGTGATGCAACGCCCGGTCTCCGATAGACCCGTAGAACGTCCCTTCCGTCCGCGCGAACGACGTCATGAACTCGACACCCGTAACCGCGTCCGGGTTGGGCGAGGCGAGCTTCTTCGCGAACTCCTCGACGAGCCGATCCAGGTCGCCGGGCATCCTCAGCGGGCTCACCACGAAGTCCGTCATCAGGATGTTGATGTTCCGCAAACGGCTCTTTGCCCACTCGTAGCCGTACCGGCAAGGGAAGCTCCCCGAGTCCTGCGTCGGGTGGTTCATGGTCTCCGGCCGCACTATCACTGTCAGTCGGTCCATCACTCCGGGGCACCCCGGCTCCATGGCGCGCAGGGTCTTGAGAATCGCATCCTCATGCTCTGGCGTCTCCCCTACGAGGATAGACTGCGAGATGTGCTTTGACGCCCATGACTGGATCGCCCACCACTCGTCGAGCGTCCTCCCGCACAAGAGCCGCGTGAGTTTGTCCGGGAGGCGCTCAGCCGGATTTCTATGCCCGTCCCGCGTCGGCGCGACCCTCACCACCATCATCTCTTTCCCTTGATTCATCTCGTCGTCCTTTCTCCTGTTGCCTTCACAGCTTCACTCCCTCACCGCCAGTGAACCACCGATAGCCCACCGCGAAAACGCCCAGCATCGGCAGGAGCATCGCCGTCGCGATGGCCATCTTAAGCCCGTACCCGTGAGGCTTCCACATCGCCGGAGACATGATCGTGCTCATCAGCCCGACGATGAGCGTTTGCTTCCGCTCGTCCGGCATCACCAACGATTGCCACAGATAGTCCTGCAAGGCGCCGAGACCCGTGAACGTCAGGACCAGCGCTATCACCGATCCGCTCATGGGCAACACGATGCTCCAGAGGATGCGCCACTCGCCGGCTCCCGCTATCCGCGCGTCGTCGAAATAGTCCCCGCCGATCCTGAGTAGATGCGCCCGCGAGTAGAGAATCCCAAGCGGGGATACCGCCAGCGGAAGCACCGCCGCTACCACTCCTGTCCCAAGCCCTATCAGCCGCAACGTGAGAAACCTCGGGATCACGAAAATCATCATGGGCACTATCGCCCCGAACATCGTCATCCCGACGACCACCCGGTGCCCCAGGAATTTGTGAGCCAGCGCGTAGCCAGCGGCCACCGCCGTAACCGTCGCGCTGGATACAGACAAGACCGTGACCAGGAGCGTCATCGCGGCCCACCCTGGGATGAGCATCCCCTCCGTCCAGATGATTCGGTAGTTGTCGAACGTCAACGATCCAGGAGCGATAGACGGGGGGATCCTCATCGTACCTATTCCGCCTGCCTGGAAACTCCCGAGCACCATGACACCAGTCGGCAGGAGTAGCACGACTGCGAAAAGCACCACGAAGGCAATCCCGATTATCCGACCCACTTCCTCACCCTCTGTACCACTCCCGCAATCGCCATGACCACTCCGAGTAGGACCACGCTCTGCGCCGCGGCCATCCCGTATCGCTGGCGCGTGAAAGCTGACTCCCATGCCGCGTAGATCGCCGTGGCCGTGGCCCCATCGGGCCCTCCTCGGGTCAGGACCCACGGCGTCTCCCACATGGTGAAGCCGGACGCGAGCCCCGAGAGAGCCATCAACGCAACCGCTCCCGATACCCACGGCAGATCGACGTACCGCCAAACCTGCGACGCCGATGCCCCATCCAACCGCGCCGCTTCCCGCAGCTCCTTCGGCACCCCTTCAAGCGCGCTCCCCAGCACCACTACTACCGTTCCGACAATCGCCAGTTGTACCGTACATCCGATCACGAATATCGCCGGCCAACGCTCCGTCAGCCACCGCACCGGCGCAAGCCCAAGACCCCCCATCACAGCGTTTGCCAACCCTCCGCTCGCGAACACCATGAGCCACATCTGCGAGATGATGATCCCGGCAGATATGCTCGGGAGGTACATCGCGGCGCGTACGATCCCTCTGATCTGCTTGGGCATCCCCGAGGTCGGGAACGCCACAGCCGCGCCAAGTCCTACCCCGAGCACGATAGAGAGAGCGCTGTAGATGAGGCTGTTGACGAGTGCCGTCGTCCAGTGCGGGTCTCGGAACATTTCCACGTAGTTCCGCAGACCGATCCAGGACGAGGTAAGGAGCGAGCTGTCTTGAAACGAAAGAGCCGCGACACCGGCAAGCGGCGCTACCCACAAAAGCAGTAGCAGTAGCGCCGCTGGGGCGACCATGGCGAGGTGCGCCGGTCGTGTCATTTTCCGGCCAGAATCTCGTTGACACGCTTCTCGTACGTGGCGAGTGCCGCCTCCGGCGTGGTCTTTCCGTTGTACAACTCGACGAGTCGCGGGAAGAGCTCGCCCCGGATTGCAGAGTATCCGGATAGCGTGTAGCCCACGTCCATGATCCCCGCTTTCTGCACGATCTCGTTGACCACCTTCCACGCCGCCACGTCCTCGGCGCTTCCGTTCGGTACCTCCGCCACCCCTCGTATCGTCGGCCAACTGCCACCTATCGAGGCCATCGTCTCATCCTGGTAGGCACGGTCACCGAGAGCCGCCGCGAGCTGGCCCGCAAAGCTATCGAGCCTGCCGTTGCCGCTCTCCCCCACCACCGCAGTCGATCCGGCGCCGAGGGTCGGGACCGCCGGCACACCCGGGCCGCGAGGGAAGGGGTACATCACCCAGCGGAAAGCCTTCGCGATCATCTTCTGATCGAGCGCCCCTTTCATGAACGCCGCCACCCAGTCCGGTCGGATCGGCATGGCCGCCACGATCCCGCGCTGCCAGAGCTCCAGCGCCGCATCGTCCCACAGTTCCGCGCTGTCCATCGGCGCGTATCCCTTCTGGACGAGCGCTTGGAGAAACCGCAGCGTCGCCACTCCCTGCGCGCTGTTGATCGCTGTCCGCGTGTAGTCCCCTCCGACGAACACCTGCGCACCGAATGAGCCGAACCAGTTCATCCACAGGTAATCCGCGGAGGCGCTCTTGGCGAAGAGCGCTGTCCCCCACTTGCCGGGGAGCTTCGCCTTGACCGCCTCGCACATGGCCAGGAAAGCATCAATCGTCCAGTCCTTCGCGTCAGGCAGTTTGTAGCCCGCCGCGTCGAGCAGATCGAGATTGAGCGCGATCCCCTGGAGCGGAACGACACCCGGCACACCGAGCAGCAGCCCTCCGCGCTGCCACGGTACGAGATCAAAGTAACCCTTCACGTCCACGTACGGCGTGAGGTCCATCGCCTTCCACCCCGCCGTTCGGATCATGAACCGCGAGGCCCTCCCAGTGAAATCGTTGTAGACGTTCGGGTACGCCCCGGCCGCAACCAGCGTGTCCATGCTGATCGTTGTACCGTCGGCCAGGTTCAGATTGAGCCAGCGCACCGCCAGCTCCACCGGCTTCGACCGCTCGATCAGGCGAGCGATGGCCGTGTCGTATTGCGGCCCTTTGCCGCCCAGTAGAGTCAGCGTCACCCGCTCGGGTTCCGGCCCCTTCTCCTTCTTGGTCAGATACAGCTTCCCGTTTTCCACATTGGGCGACGCCCAGGCCAGGCCAGCGACAACCATCGCCAACAGAAACCACACCGCGCTCTTCACACTCCTCACGCTATCCTCCTCCTCGGCCACGCGCCGAGTCTATCGAGACTACCCTCTCACGGAGTAGCCGACGAACCGAGTTGTCTTTCTTGATCCAGCTTGTCTCTGAAACGGGAAGTTGCCCTACTGTGGATTGAGCCGAGAGATGAGACTGTACCGATGCTGTCCGTCAATTCACGCTCCGTCTACGGTCGCGCTATCGTCGCTTCGTCCTTACTATAGCCCGGGGCGTGTCTTCGTGTCCAGTGGGTTTCCGCTTTGCCCCGGCTTGAACGGTCTTCCGACTACTCTCTTTTCCATGCTGTACCCCCGCTGTTTCCAGCGCCCCCCCTTGGTTTCCCGATGTTCTCGCCACAATACTACACACCCGTATAGTATGCCATCTTTTCGCGATATGCTATACTGTGTCGCATGAAATCTCTTTGGTTCAAGGCCCGCTACGTCCCATCAATTCTGACAGGTGAGAAACGCGACACGGCCCGTCAATCGGTGCGCGTACGCGTAGGAGAGGTCGTGCAATTCTCCGTGGGCCCGCGACAACCGTTTGCCATCGCTCGCATCACTGCTATCCGTGTCTGCCCGTCGGATCGGGCAATACAGGCCGACGCCTGCTACTCCGATATCTCATCTCTTACTCTCATCGAATTTGAGTTGCTGCAATCTTCCACTCAGTGTCAGCAAATCCTCTCGCACCATGATCTGAGTGCGTAACCTTCGGCCCTGTTTAGGTCGTCCCACTTTTCGATAGCCCAGTTTCTCGAACCACGACACCGTGTCTTCCAAAGCCCGTATCCAATTTACCTCTAACCACCGCACTATCCATGCCCCAAGGCCGCTGTGCCGACATTGAGGCAACACATTCAGCACCAACAGCGTATTGCGTCGCGGATTCACTAGCGCGACTGCCGCGTCGTCGCCGCCGACACGAAAAAAAAACAGCCCGCCGTTACTGGCGTTTCGCATAACAGTTTCTCTCCCAACAAAAGTCGGATGCTTACCTCGATCCAAAAGGCGCTTGAATCTATCGTACTCGGCGCTTGAGCCGACTACGACTTGCGGATGTGACGCTTCCCGCATTTGGGGCACACACAGGATCCGATAGTCGTCTGAGATGAGTCATGATCCAGCTCTGCGGGTATCTCCATAATCGCCAGACTATCGCGTAAGCGTCCATCGAACTCCACAAGCGATTGGATGAGACTGTCATCTAGATAGATGCCATCCAGATCGATCATCTCCGTCAGATACGGCGCCAACAGACTCGCCTCAGGATCACCATGAATCGTATTCAGATTCACCGCGATACGTTGCGTTTGCTTTTTTGTCAGAGCAACGACAACTGCCGGTATCTCTTGCAAACCCAACTCTTGCGCCGCAAGAAAGCGATGATTCCCGCTGATTACCTCATAGCGGCCTGAACGCGCCCGTCTTACGAGAATCGGCACCAAAAATCCATCTCTTTGGATCGACGTTTTCAGTGCCGTCATCTGCTTCTCGGTCAGATACTGCGGGTTGCGTCGCAAGAGATCGCACGATGTCACCGGAATCAACCGATATTCTCGCGTTCTTTCTCGTTGTTTATGAATCGCTGTCTTACTCATCGTCGCGATCTCCCTTCGGGCTCGATCTTTTCCAGAGGAAGCGCCTCGGTGTAGCCATGGCAGGTCACCGCGATTGCCTTTCGCGCTTTCGCGTGTCCGGTACGCATGCTATCCCTTCCTGCCGAACCACCGCTTCCGCGTCGGCTTCACCGGTACCTCGGCAAGCGCCTTCTCCCATGCCTTGACGAACCGCTCGCGCTCCATCATCGCGGCCGCGAAGTCCTCCCCAAAGAGAAACGTCCAGCTCTTCCCGAGGTGGGCGATGATAAGATCGTCCACCATGAAACCCCAGTCCTCCGTCTGCCCCTTGTGCTGGTCGTCGATTGAGCGCATGTCGCAAATGCCAGTCACCCGCCGGATCGTCGCCGACACAGCGAGGATGCTCGACCCGCCCCGCGTCCCACGTACCTCATGCAGTATCACCACCCTACCTCCTCCCAAGCCAGTTCACGAGCCGATCCTTATCGTCGGTTCCTTCGATCTGGATGATCTTCGCCTGCCCGTACTCCAGCCACCGAATCTGCCACACGGGTATCTCGCCCGGCACCTTGATCTCGCGCACGTCCACGAGGTAGCGCTCCGTGTTCGGCGCCCCGGCCTCCGCGAGTAGATGCCCGACAAGAAAGCCCACGGCGCCAGCGGCGCAGACGGACACGATGACGAACGTGATCGCCCACCAGAACGGGATGTCCCGCTTGCCCATCTTCGGTTGCGCCGTGTGCACCATCGTGGTCGCCATCAGCTCGCCTTGCCTTTGGGTATCATCGCAGCTTTCACGAGCCCATCAAGCCGACGGACGATCTCGCACAGCCGCCGAACCTGGCGAGCCGAGACATACGCCGGGGCCTTCTCGGCACGCAGCACGTCTACCTCTTCATCGTGTTCCATGCTTCGCCTTCTTCTGCCACTTCCCCTTTGCGGGCCGCACCGGCCGCACTGCCGCAAGCTGCCCGCCGATCTTCTGGAGGTCCGCCTTCAACGCCATGAGGTCCCCGCCCAGGCGCAGCTTCAACACGAGCGTCGTCCCGTCATAGACGTAGATGCCGAACCGCCCGTTCCACTCCGCCATCACCTCGCTCGGGTACTTCGCCGCGGCGTCATCATTCGATTCCCGCGATGCATCGTAAACCTGGCGAGAGCTCCACTTCTTGGCCACCGCTTCCTTGGCAATCCCGCGCGCCTTCTTCGGGTCCGCCATGGACATGCGGATGACGTGAGCTTCCGGCAAAGCGTCGATGTCCTTCGCGTCCGCACCCGCCTCGATCATCCGCTCACGGGACGCCACGTAGCGGTACTTCTCGTGGACCCAGTCGTAGGACTTGTTCAGAAGGTCCGCCGCCTCGCGCTGCGTCAGCCCGGGCAACTCCTTCCGCATCTCCTCGATGGCCTCCACGATCTCCACGGCCGAAAGCTGCCGTCTCTGGATGTTCTCCGTTAACCGCAGGATCGGGACCTCCCGCTCGGGCACGTCCACGATGATGCAAGGGGCGATCTTCTGTCCGGCGTGGATGAGCGCCGCTAGTCTGCGGTGCCCGGCGATGCAGACGAACTTCCCATCATCCCGCCGGACTACGATGGGCTGAAGCAGCCCGTACTGCGACACCGACTTGGTCAGGTCGCGCACCTCCTCGTCTTCCCCCGGCCGCCGGATGATCTTCCCGGCCCCGATCATGCTGACGGCGATCTCGCGGAACTTCACGGGCGCACCGCCGGGACCACCACGTTCGACAGGAACCAGATCGCCACACAGATCGCCACCAGGACCAGCGCGCAGACGAATTCGGCCCTCTGCGTGGGTGTCAGCGTCCTCTTCCACGAAATCAGCGGTTTCAACACCTCGCACCTCCTGTAGATCTCGCTACGGGCTACAATACTGTAGCTGCAACGTCCTCTTCCCCATCCGCACGGGTTCGCCTACCTTTCCGCTCCTCTCCGCCCTCCTTGTCGCGGATCGGGTACCGCTTCATGCACTGCCTGGTCGCATGCACCAACAGGCTCGACAGGCTCCGGTCGTCGCGCCTGGCGTAGTCCTCCACCTCGCGCCAGAACGCTGGGTCGGCCGTGATGGACCGCTTCCGCGCGTCTCTCATCCGGGTCATCGGCTCGGAGCCGACGGATTGCACGGCCCACCGTGCCGATCTGCCTTCAGTTTTGACCCTTCGAGCGCGGTCTCGTCGTACCACTTCCACTCATGGGGCCTCCCGTCCTTGTCGAGCTTCTGGTCGAAAACGCCGTACGTGTTGCAGCCCGTCATGTACTGCGTCCGGGCCATGACTATCCCCGAAAACGGACTCCATCTGTCCTGGACCTTCTCTCCGACCGAGAACGCAAATTCGCTTACCATTTCCTCTCTCCTTCCGCCGGCCAGATTGGCCGGCTGATTCTGTTGGCGATGGCTACTGCCTCGCCGTGCTTGGCTCGCTCGCAAGCCTTGGGTGTCTCGCACGTGATGGCTCGCTCCTCCACTTTGGGTGTCTATCCGTTCTTGGCTCGCTCCTCGATCCTGGGTGTCTCGTCGGTACTGGCTCGCTCCTGGTTCGTGGGTATCTCGTTTTGCCTGGCTCGCTCTTCGCGAATGGATGTCTCGGCCCCCATGGCTCGCTCATGCCTCTTGGGTGTCTCATCTCTGATGGCTCGCTCGTAGGACATGAGTGTCTCCCCTACCCTGGCTCGCTCCCAACCGTTGGGTGTCTCACAGGCCACGGCTCGCTCCTCTCGACTGGGTGTCTCTGACTCCCTGGCTCGCTCTGTGCCGTTGGGTGTCTCCATCACGATGGCTCGCTCCTCGATCCTGGGTGTCTCCGGAATGTTGGCTCGCTCGTCACGACTGGGTGTCTCGTGGCTCCTGGCTCGCTCGTCCCGCCTGGGTGTCTCGCCAAAGGTGGCTCGCTCACTTGTTCTGGGTGTCTCATGGAAGATGGCGCGCTCCCCGACACTGGGTGTCTCGTTGAACGTGGCTCGCTCGCCGAGCGTGGGTGTCTCGAGCGAAATGGCTTTCATCTCAGGCGCTGTGCTTCTTGTTCAGGTATTCCTCCTGGTACGACGGCCGCACCTCCAGCCCCTCCAGCGTCCGCCACGCCACGTATAGATCGCGCAGGAAGCACTTGACCATGTAGCGGTTCGCTGCTTTATGTTGGTGCCCCGCCTTCGGCCGCTTCGGGTCCGTCGGGTTCTTGCTCGCCGTCCCCCAGTCGCTCGACTCCAGCCGGTGCTTCATGTCGTCGTAATACCTCCGGTAGGGGCTGTTCGATTTCAGGAACGATGACCCGAGCACCCCGAGCATCTTCGCCTTCAAGAACGAGTTGAAGGGGCAAACGAACCCCTTCGCCTTCTTGTCCCCCCGGATCATGTCCTCTGTCGCGACGAGGGTCCGCTCTCCTCCCTTCTTTTTCCATACCTTGCCGTGGACCTGCCCTGGGTTCATCCCGCTGAACTGCCACATTTTGCTCACGGTCGTGGCGATGTAGATGTTGAACTGAGTGATGATGACAGCGGTCATCATCTCGCCGACGCCCTTCACGTCGCGGAGGAAGTCGATCCAGAGCGGGTGCTTGCGGATCAGCCGACCAACCTCCAACTCCATCTCGTGCTCCAGTGCGAGGATGCTGTCTCGGCGCTTCAGGAGGATGACGAGCATTCCAGGGTCACGGTCGGGACGGCCCTTTTTTGCCTCGCCGTCCTTGGTCATCCCGAGCTGGCCGTCCAGTGCCGTGCGCTCCTCCTGGTAATCGTAAAAGCAGCGCGTGAAGATGCGAAGCGATTCCATCTGCTCGGGGGTGAAGATGCGCTCAGGTGTTCTGGGTGTCTCCGGTGTCCTGGCTCGCTCGCTCGCGCTGGGTGTCTCTACTTGTATGGCTCGCTCGCTCTCAATGGGTGTCTCAACTCCGTTGGCTCGCTCTTTCTGCGTGGGTGTCTCGTGATCCTTGGCTTTCATCTTCACACCTTGACCTTCGCCACGATCTCGCGGATCGCCTCGGCCAACTCCGTGAGCACCGCGATGGACTTCGCGTCGTACTCGATAGAGCCGTAGGCCCGCAGCGCTTTCAGCAGCATGTGCGCGTGTGCCATCGGCGGGCTCCCGTTCGCCGTCCTTGCAAAATGCTCCTGTTCGGCATCCGCCTTCTTCCCGTCCAGATGCTTCACAAGCTCCACCGCCGCCGCGGACACGGCGATCTTGCTCCCGTCCTGGGTCGTCAGCGACCGGCCCTCCACGAGCGTCCGGCACCGCTCCACGTCCATGTCCAGAGCTTCCGCGATCCGCGGCCACGGCACATGATCCCGGCGCATCCCGAGCGCGAAGTGAGTCACGTCCTTCGGCGTCAGTTGCAGGCTCCCGCTGTTGGCGAAGTGCGCCGCGTCGATCCTCATGGCGATCTCGTCCGCATACTCGCGCAGCACCACCTCGGTTTCCGCGTCTTCCCCGAGCACGTCCAGGTATGCTCTGCACCGGTGGAAACCGTCGATGATCCGCAGGCTCGCCGCATCCACGATGATCGGCGTGTTGAACTTGCGCCCCGACTTCAACACCTCGCGGAGCTTGGTGACGTTCGTTGAGTCGAGTTTCCCCGCTTCATGGCGCGGCCACAAATGCCAATCCTGGATCAGCTCCAGCACCTTTACGGTCTTCGTCTTGTCTCCCATCGGGAATCTCTCTTTCCGGCTCCGGACGGAGCCTGCGTGTTCCGGCGTCGTGGGACGCTCTCCCTTCTGCCCTTCTCTGAATTGTGGACTTGCTATCTTACTTTGGAAATCGCTCAAATTCTGTGGGTGTCTCCCAATCCTTGGCTCGCTCCAACATGATGGGTGTCTCTCGCTCCTTGGCTCGCTCGCTTTTCTTGGGTATCTCGCCAGTGATGGCTCGCTCTTCGTGTCTGGGTGTCTCGCATACCATGGCCCGGTTCCCTACTTTCGCTGTTCGCCATACTTCCCCACGATGAGCCGCTCAACAACGGCCGCGTCGAAGTGCGCTACGAGCTGGCCCCGCGACTCCGGCAACGCCAGATTGCGGACCGATTTCATCTTCGACCTCCTGAACCATCGAAGCACGCTGGACTTATCCATGCCGAGGCGCTCTGCCACGGCCTCCGCCGTCAGTAGATTCATGACCAACCTCCCGACACTATACTACCATACCTTACCGCACCGCGTCAAGCCCGTGGTCTCGGCCTACCCCGCGTCAGCCGTGGTCTCGATCCCGTCATCCTCATGCATCTCACCCAGCGTTCCCTGCTTCGCCTCGGCGCTCTCCGTAGCCAGAATCCTCCTACCCTCCTTGGAGAACAGGAATGCCGTCACCACCGGTTTCTCCGGCGCCAGCCGCATCGACGTCTCGATCTCGACCCGCGCCGCGCTCCGGTCATCGGTCGGCTTCAGTTTCAACTTGACGTTGTAGATACGCGTGATCCCCGGACTCGTGCTATCGTCTGTGATGTTCTGGAGAATCCGCTCCAGGTCCCGAGCGAACACATCCCGCAACGTCCCCTGCCCGAGCGTCGCCAACTCCACAGGCTGGCCCGCCGCAATCTCGATGCCATCGGCCTTCTTCTTTCTCATACTATCTCCTCCCGTTGATTGTCGAATGCCACACCGCAAGCAGCGCGTCCCGCAGCTTCTTCCCTCCCTCCGTGAGTTTCGCCGTCTCGTTCAGCGCCGACTCGGCGGCCGCGCAGATCAGCCGCGCCTCAGCTTCATGCGTGCTCTCCGCCCGAAACCCGAACCATCGCTCGACCTCGGCCAAGTACTTCTGCTCCCGCGCCTTCGCTCCCTTCCCGGCGACAATTCCAAATCGGTTGATCGTCAGCGCCCGCCACGTCCCAACCGGCACCTCGATGACCGGCCAGTGCCTCGCGAGCACCGCGCGTACGATCCCCCCGACCTCCGCCTGGAGAGTCAGTGCATTGCCCACCGCACCGAATGCATAACCCTCAACGAGCGCCACGTCGACGCGCCCGGTAGCCCACCGGATGACGTGACCGATCTCCTCCTCGAACGTGTCCATGAACGCCGAGAGCCGGTCTGCTTTGCCCTCTTCTCCGGCGACCTTCACGCGCCGCACCTCGGTGTCCTTATCCCGCGTCGCCACGATGGCCGTCCCGCGCAGCGATGGGTCAACCCCGACGTAGCCGAGAACCTTCCGCCCCATGACCACCAAACCTGCTCCTTCCCCTTGCTCGGCGCGGCTCGCAATTCTCATTCGTCTCTCGCCGGTCCGATGGTGTCGTACTCCTCGATGCGGTACTCATCATAGCCGGAAAACGCAGTACCCCACCGAACCCTTGCCGCAACGTTCTTCTCGTCCACGTACCGCTGCGCGCTCGGCTTGTGGAGGAACACGACTTCAATCTCGTAGTCGCTGTACCTACCAGACGTGATAACGTAAACCTTCATCATCTCCCCCTCTTACAGAATCGCGCCTACGATCCGCATCGCCTTCTCCTCGGCCATACCGGCCATCGGCCCCACCAGTGAAACCACCGAAACGGAGCCAGAAACATCCATCGCCGGATCCTCATCGCTCCCTCCTCACGACCAGCGCCCACCACAGCCGCACCCCCTCAATCCAGTAGGCCGGATGCCGCTTCGCCTGCCGCACGAGCTGGCGCCACCACGGGCTCTCGTACTTCATCGCTCCTCCCTTCTGAGCGCTTCCCGGTAGGCCGGAAGCATGATTGCCGCCGGTATGGTGATGCTCGCATACTCACTCGCCAGCGCGTGATCCTCCACCCGCTCCCGCAGGCGGCGCAGGGCCGCCAGGTCCTCGACGGACACCACTTCAATCTTCTGCCACATGCTTGGGTACTCGCCACAATGATCGCACGACCACCGGCCCACGACGTCCTCCGCCATGTTCGTCGGCCGCACTACCTCGCCGCAGTAGACACATTTCCAATACGTCTCACCGGCCATCCTTCCCTCCCTTCACCGGCTTGCAGATCGTCGCCTTGTGCAGCATCCGGGACTCAGCGCCCATTCGGCACTGCACCGATTTGATCGAGCAGTCGCCGCCGAGGTATAGATAACGAATGGGCTCGTGCTCCACCCCGTGGTCGCACGTCGGGCAGATCCGCGGGTGAGACCCCGCATGGTCACAAATCACCCTATGCATCACGGACCTCCCCGGTGCGAACCACCGCCGTCCTCGCGCGAAGCCGCCGTTCCGCGATCAGTGTCGCTTCCTCCACTGACCTCTCTACAGCCCATCCTTCCCAGGGGCGAGATGGGCCCTCTGGATTGTACCTGACGCGCGCCGTGGACCACCACAGCCGACCACGGGTTTGCACCGTATACCACAGCTCGTCACCCCGCCGGTGCTCGATCACTCGCCACCGGATCACCCGCTCACGTCGTGCCACGGCGAGCCCTCTTTTCTGCCCAGTCGGTGCTCCGAGGTGCCTCCTTGCGCATCTCCTCGATGGCCTTCTCCAGGGCCGCACAGCAGCCGTCGTAGACATTCAGCCTCGCGGTCTCCTCGCCTCGTGCAGCCTCCCGCATGGCCTGCAATTCGTCGTGCGTCTTGCCGCGACGCTCGGACTTGGAAAGGTGCGTGCCGTAGCCCTTGGGCTTGGGGACGGGGAGGCGCGGGAGCTTGGGAACCACACCAGCGCCCGCCGCGAGCATGGACACGAGCATGACGGTTGCGGCTACGTGAGAGCGCGGAGATTCGCCGGTAGCAGGAGCGCCCGGCCACGGTGTGGCCTGCGTCAGGGTATCGGCGTTTCCGATCACGAGCACACGCCTTGGGGTGGCGGTAGCGGGCATGTTCTCAGGTCCCATCATCGTCCTCCTCGTCTTCCTCCACGTACGGGCGCTCTTCCAGCGGCTTCCCGCAGTAGCAGCAGAAGCGCATATCGTTGTCGGATGGCATGTCGGTGCTCAGCACGAAAGCGTGCTTGCATGAGGTCTCCCACGTACCGTCATAGTCCTCGGTCCAGAGGCATGTCTCAGACATTGCGTTTCTCCTTCGTTGGGATGTACCCGTTCGGACTGTAGTATTTGGCGAAGGTTCGCGCGGCCCTGGCCTTGCGCTCAGCGTGTGCGTCGGCCATCGCCTGATCGGACATGAAGCACCAGTGCGTGATTCCCCGCTCCTTGATGTCCTTCGAGGACATGCGCCCAAACTGGAGATAGCCGGACCGGTTCCAGCGTCCGGCAATCGCCGCGTCCTCCTCGTTCATGTGCCGGGTATCCACAGCGCCACCGTGATCGACGGCGCGCGTCTCCAAGTACAGCAGCAAGGACAACTCAGTTTTGGTCATGGCTTCTCTCCTTCCAGCTTCGCGAGGCGGGCACGTATGCGGTCACGAGCGTCAGTATGGCCACGCCATCCCAATCCTCTGCATGCCCCCCGTGACCAAGCTGCAAGCCACCGATGCACCAACGCCACGAGTCGATAGATCACGCGATGCTGCCGCGCGATGGTCGCCTCCGCCCCCCGGAGCGCCAGAAGCAGGGCGGCGCGGTCAGCCTCGGCGTCCCTGAGATGCACCGCCACGATCACGGGATACTGCTCGACCCACGATGAGGTAGCCGGTGCGCTGCGCCTGTCCATCCGCTCCTCGATTGCCCGGCGCTCCTCGGCGGTCATGGGGTGGGCTCCTCGAGCCCGCGCCCGCACGCCACGTACTCGGCGAGCTCGCATAGGAGAGCGCGAGCCGCATCCCACCGCGCCGTTTCGCCCGGGTAGATTCCAAGCTTGCCCAGCACCGTCGCCAACGGCTCTCCCTGCGATCTCACCTCGGCCGCGCGCTCCTTGATCTGCGCCAACTTCAGGCCGCAACTCGCGAAGTTATACTCGGCAAACATGCGGAGCGTATGCTCCTGCGCCTCCTGGTATGCGTAGAAAGCATCGGTAGCAGTCATGACTCCTCCTTGCTCGTGCTTACCTTCGTGGGCTTCTTCTTCGGGCACTCGATGTGCCAGCGACTGCCAACAGCTTGACACCACTCTTCTCCGCGCTTGATCGGCTTGCCGCAAATCACGCAGATTCTCGGTTGTCTCACTTTCCCTCCTCCTTCTTTCTTTCCGTCGCTTCCTTCGCGCGGGCGATCATGTAGTCCCATGCCCTGATAGCGGCGATCCGCGAGCTCGCTCGTGGGCCGACTCGGCAGGCGAGTTTCGTGCAGCATACCCACCACTGGCGAAATGCCACCGCACGATAGAGCATGGGCTCGGCAGTGCACAGGCACGGCACCGGCTTGCGTCTCACGTCCCTTCCTCCTTGCGAGTCCAGTACGACCACAGGCCCCCGGCATGCGGCTCCCACTTATCGCGCTCATACGCGAAGATGTAGTTCGACTCGTGCACACCGATGAGCCCGGGCGTGAGTAGCCAGCCGCCGAACTCGTAGTCCCAGTACGGCGCGCTCCCGAGCACGAAAGACATCTCGGGCCGCATCGCCATGATCAGCCTGTCGCCGACCTCGAAGCGGCATGGCGGTCGCTCCCCCGGCGCGATGTCCTCGCCGTTCTCATTGCCCGCCTGGACGCGCCGCAGTTCCGGCAGTCGCGATACCAAGGTCTCCCGTGTGTCGGTCATGAGTCCTCCTCCTCGCTCTCGGCCGTAAAGGACTGCGGCCCCGTCGGCAACACAGTATCCCACCGGAATCCCAGCTCAGCGCCAACGATCATCCACGCATCATTGGCCCGTTCCTGTGGTGATCTCGGTGGACTCCCGCCTACGATTATGTACGGCACCGACTCGCACGCACGGAGTATCCGCTCCAATTGGGCATCGGTCAGCACATACTCGCGCCTCATCTCGTCTCCTCCTTCGGCTCGAGCTGCATCGGCTCTACTCGGTCGGCCAGAATCCAGCCGTTCCGGCTATGCTGGACGTTGTGTTTCGTGAGTGTCTGGTGATCATAGCGACCCATCCCCTCGGCCTTACCGGAGTACCACCACACCATCTCTCCGTGAGTAGGACTCCAGGCAGGCCCCACAGCCTTCCGCTCGGCCCGCACCGGGTCGGCGTCCATCCCATCGGCGATCTCGATCTCATGTGAGCGATCCGCGATGGGATGCGCCGCCACACGCACCGCCTCGCGGTCGATGGGATCGTACTCGGTCGGCTTCGTCGAGTGCGGGTAATGCTCGCGGACGTTCCCGAACTCCTCGACCATCGCGATTATGTCCCGCGAGTACTCCCCACGGGTAAAAAGGACGAACGAGCCGTCACTGCCTTGCAGCCATGTGACCGCTGTCCCGTATCCAATTACCTTCTGGTACTCGTCCCAGTAGGCGAAGGCAGCGTCTAACAGGACCTGACCAAGGTCTCGTAGCCTGCCCTCTGGCCATACATTCGCAGTCATTTCCCCTCCTCCCCGCTCGTCGAGTCGTACGCCACGGCGGCGGTCGTCACCGGACGCGGGTAGCGGGCACGGAGGTCGTTCAGGTCGGTCTCCAACAAAACTCCCTCCATCGCATCCACCGCATCGCAAGCCTCGTGATAGCCCGCGGCACGAGCCGTGTTCAACTCCATGCGGATAGCGAGCAATGAGGGCGCTGCGGACAACTCCTTTCGCAGCCGGTCGATGGGATCGTACTCGGTCGGATAGATCGGGACCACCCTCTGCACTATGTCGGCAAGGTGTTGCAGGGCAGCACGGGCCGCGTCCCGCTCCTTGCGCATCCCGTCCAGCGCGCCCTTGTCCTGAGCGGCCTGGTCGGCAAACGCGCCCCGAAGCCGCTCGGCCTCGGCGTTCGCCTCGTCCCGTTGCTCTGTGACCTTGTCGATCAGGAAGTTGTAACTATCAGGATGATTGCACACGGCACGCAGTTCCTTCTCCAGGAGCCCCGCCCTCCGCCGCTCCCACTGCCAGCGACGACGGAGGCGGCGAATTGTGGCCCCTGCCCGGCGCCAGTTCACAAACCACGTCGTGGGTTTGTACGCATCGAGCGCAGCATCACGCTCGAAGATGAGTTGCTCGGCCTCGGCTCTGGCGACATCTCTTTCTGCCTCAGCCGCGTGCACATACCCCATGAGCCGCTTGTGGATGTCTATGTTCATCTCCGCGAGCCTATCCGCCTTGGCGCAGGCGATACGCTCGTTCCTTTCGGCCTGCATCACCTGGCGCTCGGCTATCGTCGTCTGCTCGCGCCACCGGCTCGCATCGGCAACGATCCGGTCGATGATCGCGACGAACGGTGCAACCCACACATCCGGCCGATACTCCTCCACCAGCTCGCGCTCCTCAACAGTCAACGGGTCCATCTCAACCTCCCCAGACACAGAGAGCCAACCACGTTTTCATGGTCTTGATTCGACTGACATGTGGCTGTGATATCTTGTACTGTCGAGCTATCTCCACCCCGGAAGCACTACTCCTCCTTATCTCCTTCACTTGTTCTGCTACAAGTTTCGAGTTGCCTTGCTGTTCTCCCTTAGCCTGGCGCCCCTTGGAATTCCTGTCCATTATGTTGTCATAGTTAGTACCCAAAAACAGGTGATACGGATTCACACACGCCGGGTTATCACATCGGTGTAACACACACAGTCCAGGTGGTATCTCCCCAAAACACTCACGCCAAATAACTCTGTGGACTCTCTCCTGCTTCCCGTAAATCCTCATCACGGGATATCCCCACTCGTTTCTTGCTCTATTGATCACCTCAAGACAACCCAATTTTGTCTCGATAATCTCAAGAAGCTTTAGGTTCATATCGCACCCCCACCAAAGATTACGGGGCACCCCCCTCTGGCCTGACAGCCGCGCGAGCGAACGCGCCGAGAAGGATGCCCCGTGATCTTCCGCTCTGCTCGTGGCTCTGTCAGTAGCCATACCTTCACCATAATCGCGTTTTTGCCGATCGCATAGAGGCTTTCACGTCCCCGTCACCACATACCGCACCTGCCCCAGCGTCACCCCCAGATCGTCCGCCGCCTCCTGCATCGTCCGGCCCCCGCGGTATAGCTCCACGGCCTTCACCTTCTGCTCCACCGTCAGCCCTGGTGGCCTCCCGATCAGCTTCGACCTCGGCCGCCCGTGGTTCCCACTCTGCCGCCGCTGGAGCCGCCCCCTGATCGTGTCCAGGAACCTCCCGATCTGCATCGGCTCATCCAAGTCGATCTCCTGCCCGATCTCCCACGCCGTCATCGGTGTCCCGTCCAGCCCACACGCCAGCCGCACCATCGCCCCGATCTCCTTGTCGGTGTACTCCAGCACCACCACCGGCCGCTCGGGAGGCAGCGAAGGCAGCTCGTTCCGCGGCGGCGCCCCCGGCCTCCCTCCCTGCCTCCTCACCTGCGGCGCAGGCTCTTCGCACATCGAAAGGCACACCATGTCCGGATACCTCGTACCCGTCATCTCGGCACCTCCGCCAAGCGCAGCCGTTCGCTCGCGGCGCGTTCGATCTGTGAGCGCGCTTGCCTTGCCGAGTGAGGTTCGCCCCAGAGGTATGCCCCGATCTCGGCGTCTGTTCTACCATCGGCGATCATCTTCCGCGTCGCTTTATCGGTCAGTTCCTTCGCATACTTCGCGGTGAATACCACCCCGTAGTCCTGCGCCCGCATCCACGGCGCCTCCTCGCGGACCATGCGCCCCATCGGCAACGCGCTCTCCGCGTTGGCATGCCACCGCGCGTTGTGCACCCCGCCGACACCGTTGATCGCGATGTCACCGAGCCCGCCGCCGTTCGGCCCGTGCACATCGGCGCCGTCCACCTGTTCCTTCCGAGCGACGCTCAGTATCATCCCGGTGTCGTAGCAGAACCCCAGAAGCCTCAACGCCTGCGAGCCGCAACCCATGCACAGCGCACACCGGCGCACATCCCCGTTGGGGTTCCACCCCGTCACAAGCTGCAACGCGATCCGCAAACCATCACCGACGATCTCCTTCCCGCACGCATCACACGTCGTATGATTCATCCCTCCTCCTTCATTGAAACCACTCCTTCACACCCCTGGCGATCTCCCGCTCCTCTTCTTTCTCCTTCCGAACCTGTTCCTTCGCCGCGTCGTCCTTCGCCTTCAGCCGACCGAACACGAGCGCGAGTGCCTGGCCCGCATTCTCGTGCGATAACCACCGGTCCATGAGAGCGCCGTCGACAGGAGACCATGCGTCTATCTGCTCCTGCGTGACCGGCGGCTGCTTCTCCACTGTGCCAGCTATCAACAGTTGCTTCGGCACCCCCACGGGAAGAGCGTGCCCTGCCGCGAGCTCCAGCTTGTCGCACACCTCGACGTGAAGGTCCGTGAGTGCTTTGTTGTCCGGCGCCCCGTAGGCCACCGATCTACTGTCCCGAAGCATCGGCCAGAGCACGTCCAGGTATGCGGGTGACCGCTTCGACAGCCACTCTTCCGCCGCCATCTTCACCGTCATCCGTTGCCAGAGACCGAAGTGCCCCTCACTCGCTGAGAGGAAGCCCTTCACCGTCATCACTTCATCCCCATCGTAGCCCAGTGCATCTGCTCTGCCGTCAACGGCCGATTCGCCTGCTCGATGCTCTCCAGCACCGCCACGATCCGCGAAGCATGGCAGAGAAGCGAAGAAGGCGTGTAGGGTTGCTGCCGCCAGAAGTCGGCATCTCTCTGCCGTACCCCGATGACTGTCCCCTCGTGCAGCGCCCAGGCACCGTCCAGAAAGTCAAGCAAGTACTTCTCGGCCCCGCCGTTCGCTTGGAGCTTCCCCCAGCCGATCAGCTTCCAGACGGCGGCCACTTCCTTCCCGCTCGCCGCCCAGTGCCCGCCGCGCTCCGTGGTGAGGTCGCCGATCTGCTTGGATAGGCTGATCTCCTCCGGTGAGTGCTTCGGTGCCTTTCGCGCCGGAGCCGGAGGCGACGGGAGATGTTGTCCATTGGAGGAGTTGTCCATTGGAGGAGTTGTAGTAGAAGATTGGCCCTGTAGGGCTAATGGATCGGCCTCAGAGGGCTGTGAACCTTGGCCCCGTAGGGCTGATGCATCTTCCACGACCACGACCTCGATGCCAGTTTCATCGGCGAGAGCATACCACAATGTCCGGTTCCACGACTGGGGGGAATGGCTCGCGGCTACGATGATCCCATCCTCACGGAGCCCGTCCAGCGCGCTTCGTATCTGTTTCTCGGTCAGGAATGGGAGTTGTACTTGCCAGGATTTCTTCGACCCGTAGGTCCAGGTCTTCCCGTCGATCTGATTGCGGCCGGTCGCGGCGTTGGACCTGATCCACTGCCGCAGCTTTTCGTATACGATTGCCTTGTGGAGTCCGTGCTTGACCGCGAACTCCTCGTCGAAATAGTGGGTCCAGGCCATGTGGGCCTCCGAAAACGCAGCGGGGGCGATCCGCCTGGGTCTGGACGTCGGCGGCTACGGGTGCCGAACCCCAGGCGAACCACCCCCACTGTCCGTAGCCATCTGTATGTCAGCGTCCAGGCTGACGGAGGGTAGTATACCACATCCCGCCGAGAGTGTACAGCGGGACGGCGAGCCAGGTCACGCGATCTCCTTCCGGGCTAGACGCGCAGTGTCAAGCGTTACCACAACTCACCCTGCTCTTCCTCCGTCTCCGCTACCGGCTCATGCCGCGGCGTCCACTCGTCGCACACCCACCCCTCGTCGCTGTCCATCTGCCCGTGCGTCCGTACCGCCCCCTCGACGTACAGCGCACAGTCCTTCGCCCACTCGCACCGCCGCCCCGCGCACGGCTCCATCGTCGCCGTCGTTTTGCCCATCATCGCACCTCCTTGAACAGCGGGAGATCGTCGCCGACCTCCTCCTCGATCTTGTCCGGCAGCCTCACCCCTCCGCGATACGCCGCCCCGTGGTGGGCGCCACCGCAGATGCAGTGGCACTCCTTCCCACGGGCCTTGTGACAAGAGCTGTCGCACCGTCTCCTACCCGACCTCAGGACGGTCATTTCACCGGCTTGTCCCGGGTCAGATCGCGCGTCGCCACGATCAACTTCCCAGGGTCCTCCGGGTCCTCGTGGTAGTAGAGCGGCGTCCCGGGTTTCACCTTCGCCTTCCGCTGCCACATCTCCGGGAGCATCGCGGTCACCCGGCCGATACTGTATTTCCTCGCTCTGCCTTCACACGTCAAAACGATCATCTCTTCTCTCCTCTCTCCGCGCCCATTTTCCGGTGCGCATACTCTATCCGTTTCCGCATCTGGGGATACTGCTCAAGCAGCGGTCCCCATCCCGCTACATGCTGACTCTCTCCTCCGAGCCGATGACAGTCGGTGCACCCGTGGATCAGGTTCCATCCCGAGTCGGGCCCTCCCGCGCCCTTGCTGACGATGTGCATGACTTCCCCGCCACCGCGAACATACCGCCCGTCCTCCCACTTCGTGTCCTTCCCGCAGAACTCGCACACCGGATGCCTCACCCGGTATTCGTCCACCGTCCGGTAGGTTTCGGACAACGGCCACTGATTCTTTTCCAACCACTCCTGCCACTCGACGTACGCCGAGTAGATCGGCAGACCCTGGTCCGCGCACAGCCCGATCACCTTCTCGCAGTAGGCCGCGAACTCAACCGTCGAGAGCGTGGCGGAGCTCACCGGCTCCGAGTCCGCGAACTCGATCAGCTCCCACGTCCGCCCCGCCTGCTTGACGAGCTTTTTCCTCATGACCGGCTCGTGCTCTAAGAACGCGGCTTTGAGGATCTCGTGCATACCACCCCGCGTCTCGCGCGCCTCCTGCGCGAGAGCCTCGACAAACCGCCAGTAGAAGCGGTTCTGCGCCGGCGTCCGCTCCGGGTACCAGAAGCGCAGCTCCGCGTCGATCCACACCGGCTCTCCCGTTTTCTTCTCGCGCTCGTTCTTGGTCTCGATGAAGTTGCGCGCTCTGGCGAGGTCCGTCCCGGCGATCTGAAACTTGATCGCGTTCGGTTCCCCGATTCGGACGTGCAAGAGTTTGAGCCGCGTCGTCTTCATAGACCAGCGACAACCGCGAGCCACACGGTCAACGCGAGCGCGACGCAGGCCGCGCAGAGCGCGATTATGGTCAGTGGTCGAACTAAGGGGTCCTCCAATCCTCGATGCTCTTCTCTCCTTGCTCGCCGAATGATTCGCAATCCGATTGCCTTGTTCATAGCCGGTGCTCTATGAGAATCGTAGCGAGGATCGTGACGCACACGACTACCGTCGCGATGTTGACCACCATCACAAGCCCAAAGACCACATCCCAAAAATCCACCTTCTCTTTCACAGCCTCTCCTCCTTCCACAGATAGACCGTGAGCGTCGCCTCCCAGACCGCGCCTGCCTGCTCCGCCTCTGTCGGGCTCAGCGCAGCCATCTTGTATCGCCCATCCTTCCCCAGGTACAGCGCCCGCAATCCGTATCGCCTCGACTGCTGGAACGTCACGTTGTAGGCCCCGAGCTGTATTCGGTGCCATCGAGCTGGCGATCCGGTTTTCAAGTCCACGATGACCCGATGCCCGTTCACTCTCCCGCGTCGATCCAGCGTCCCGGCGTACACCCCGGGCCGGAAGACAATCTCCTCGGTAGCTTCCCACTCGACCTCGTTCTCGGCGAGGAACGACTCGTAGGCGCGAACGCACCCAACCCACTCCGGCTCCACGAGGTCCCACGCGAGGTCGTGCTTGTCCAGAAGCTCCGACGCCTCGTGGACATACCTCCCGCGGGCCGCGTAGATCGCCGGGCCATAGTAGGGCTCGCGCACCCCGGTAGCCTCCAGGATGCGCGACACAGACGAGAGCACCACGCCCCCGTCCGTCGTGTACGTGTGGGTCAGCTTGTCGAGCGTGACCGTCACTTTTTCACCACCGGGCGCTTGACCGAGAAGAAGCGGAGACCGTTGACCTTCGCGTCCCCCTTCATCGCGATCCCGTATTTCCGCGCCTTCTGCTCGTCGAGCGTCTTGAACTCGTCGGGGATGGCAGCGAAGTCCAGAACCTCGTATCCGCCCCACTCCTCGCGATACGTCACGTTCTTGTTCTTCGGCGCGACTGGGAGGTAAATCAGCGGGACAGCAGAGGGCGCGTCAAGCACGGCCATGGCCCCGGCCTCGTCGCCCTTCTTCTCCAGCTTCGCGGCAAGCTTCAACCGCTCCTTGTCCTCACGCTCCTGTGCCTCACGGCGCAGCTTCGCCTCGGCCTCCAGACGGATGTTTTCCTGCGCGGTGTCCCGAGCCGTAATCTTCTTCTTTCCAGCCTTCTCCGCCTCGACCAGCGGTCTGGTCAGATCGGACTCGGCCTTGCAGATGGCCTTATGCGCTGCGTCTGCCTTTTTCTTCATGTCCGCGTGGTGCTCGACGATCTTCGTAAGCAGCACCTTCACGGTCTGCACCGCTTTGACCATATTATCGTAGGACGCCTGGTCGGTGATCTCCATCGCGTCGATGTATGCCTGGATACCCTTCGCGTCCTCGGCCAGCGTCACCGGCCGAGCGATCTCGATGACCTCGTGGATGTCCTCGTTCACGGTCTCTCCTCCTTGACCTTGGTGATCTCGTCGAGCTCCTTCCGGGCAGCGACCCGGTAGGATTCGAGCTTCCCTTTTGCGGCCATCGTGACGACGCGCGCGATGCCATCTTGGCAATCATTCACAAGCCCCTCGATCTCCGCCAGCACCTCCGGCTTGGTGTCCACGAACGTGGCACTCGTCTTGAATCCGAGGTTACAATTGAGAAGGTTGACAACATCCCCGATCACCTTCTTCTTCTCCAGGTACTGCTCGTATGCACTCATGCCGCCCCCTCCTTCTTCGTCGTCTGCTCCTTGGCTCCGGCGAACTTCACAAGCTCCGCCTTCACCTCATCCCTGAACGCGATCAGGAACTCGTCGTTCGTCGCGTTCAGCCTCGTCCTCGACGCCTGCTTCTCGCAGTACGCCTTTGATGCGATGTGCGCCTCGTACGCATCCCGCAACAGCCAGTAGGTCTCGATCCCGGCGGGACGCATCGTCTTGAACACCGGGTCGTCAGGAAGCTTCCGCTCTCCCTTCGGCTTCTCTGCCTTCGTCTCCGGCTTTCCCTTGGGCTGGGCGCTCTCTGCCTTCGGAGCTGCCGCGGCCGTTCCCCCTTCGGCCTTCGGCTGCTCGCTCACTTTCGGCGGGTGCTTCTCCTCCGTGTCGAGTACCGTCTTCTGTTCCGAACTCGACGGCTTATCTTCCGGCGTCGTCTTGCTGTTCGCGTCGTCGTCCTCATCCGCCGTCATGATTCCGAACCCGTCACAGAACGCGTAGCGCTTGGCGTAGGTAAGCGCGCTCCCCACCCGCTGCGGCGCAGTCATGTAGGAATCGGTTTCGATGGGCATGATGAGTCTCGTGCTCTCAGAGTGTCCGGCCACGTGATGGATCGACATGATCGCCGTGACGTGAGCCTGTCCCTGCTCGGTCTCCACGGAGTAGGCGAAACCGTGCTTGTTCAGAAGCTCCTTCACCTGAACGACGATGGATTCTAGCGGGGCGTACCGATAGCGGACCTTGCCCTGCCTGTCCATCACGGCCTTCGTCTTCGTGATGGTCGGCATCTCACTCTGGAATACGGCCAACGCGGCGTGGTACTGTTCCTTCGCCCACTCCGCTTTCAACTCGCGGCGCATCGCAAGCAACCGCTCGATGGTCTCCACCGGCAGCTTGCTCTTGACCGCCTGCGCGATCAGGTCCCCTGGATTGATCGCCAGCTCCTTGGCCCCCACTACCGCAGGGACCATCGACTCCTCGTCCGCCGTGATCGGCATCTGCACCGCCTCGCCCGTCACCACGGCTGTTCGCTTCGTCTTCGCCATGCATCCTCCTCGATCTTGGCTTGTCAGGAAGTGTACACGATTTCACAAAATGTTTCAAGTCTCTTCTATAGTATCCCCCTCTCCGCGCCTCGCGATGGGCACCTCCGTGAGCTTCACAATCTCCCGCAGATAGTTGAACGCTCCCATAATGCGTCGCTCTGGAACCACGTCGGTCGTCCAGAAGTCGAAGCCCCTCTTCACTTCCTGCCGTCCGCTGGGAGCCCACCTGTTCCCGACCACGAGCTGTTGCACGCTCCACTGGATGTAGCCGTAGTCAGCCCCGCACCGGAGGCACCGCCACCAGAGCCCGTAGGGGAGCATGACGTCCGCGACTACGACGATGGTTTTCGCAGTCTCCTCCGTGAGCTTCCCCGCGACCGACCGAATCTCCCGACTGGGAGACGAACAAAACGGACATCGCTCGTACATCACGCCTCCTCGTATTCTCTCTCCGCCTTGCTCGGCGGGTCTGCCGCGTAGTCCTCGGTGATCGCCCATCCGCCGTGCCAGATCTCCATCCTCAGGTCGTTGTCCCACCGTGGGAACGATCCGAACGCGCACGCGTGGAGCTGCGCCAGGATCTCCGTCCGGCATTCCTTGATGAGCACCGCAACGTCTCCCAAACTCAGACATCCCGGGATCATGAGCACCACGACCCCGATCACCTGGGGCCGGGAGTCGTATCCCTTGACGCCATGGTACTCGTAGGCGCCGATCCCCATGTCCTCGATGCAGTGATCCTCGATCACCCTCCCCGCGAGGAGCAGATCGAGCGCGTCATCCTTCACGGAGCCGCCTCCTTCTGGACCTCGGCCACGTAGTCCACCCCGGTCGGCGGCGCGTGCCCCGGCGCCTTCTTCGCCTCCCGCTTCTTCGGCAGCACGATCACCCGATTCTGCGCGTAGGCGAGGAATAGCCCGGTCAGAGCCGCGAGCACATCCTCCTCGCCGTTATCGCGGAGGATCCCCTTGTCCTTGGCCCTCGCCGCTGCCTGCTTGATCGCCGTGTCATCGACGTAGATCGTCAGTCTGTGCATGAGCATCTTAAACCCCCTTAGAATGACTTGTCGCGCTTCGTCCACTCCGGCTTGAACTCCACGTGCTCCGCGATCACATAGACCTTGGAGCAGGGGGTGCCGTCAGGGCCTTCCCACCGATCCTGTCTGAGGTATCCGACCACCCGCACCCCGCGCCCCTTCTTGAGGTGCTCGTTGCAGATCTCCGCGGGCTTCGCGAAAACCGTCACGTCGAAGTAGGACACCTCCTTCTGGTACTCCTCTCCCCGCTTGAACGAACGGTTATTGGCGACGGAGAAGGAGCACACCGCCGTTCCCTTGGGGGTGTACTTCAGCTCCGGGTCCCTGGTCAGATTCCCCTCGATCAGCACCGAATTGAGACTGTTCATGTTTTCTCCCCATCCGAAAACTCGGCGAGCGCTCTCGGCCCGCCGTCAAGCCAGGAGCCGGAATCGGACCGGCGTCCGCCGATTACAGATCGGCCGCTCTACCGTTGAGCTACCCTGGCTATCGTCAGTCGAGCAGCCCGGCGATCCTCTGCGCCGTCTCCTTGTCCGGCACGTAGGCTATCGTCGCGCCATCGGAATCCACGACGCGATACCATGACGTAAGAAACACCTCCGCTTCCTCCCGCGTGAGGTTGGATAGTTTCGGGTCCTCGACCCGGACGTGCCCATTTTTTGCTGCTTCGGTCATCGTCCCTCCTCCTTCGGCGCCGCCAGCAGGATTTCCTCATCCCAAAACCGGAGGAGCCAGAGCCCGGTTGACCGGACCACGATGTCATCGACGTTCTCCCCCAGGATGTCACACCATGCGTCCTGCACCTCCTGCGCCGTTACCTCCTCGCCGATGTCTCCGCCGAGGTACTCGCACCCGCGGTTGTTCAGGATGTAGGTTTTCATCGCCCCACCTTCTCCAGTGCCTTCATCCGCGCCGAGTGAACCTTCATGCTCTTCGCGTGCCTCCACGCGGCCTTGTCTTCCGTGATCGCTTCCCACAGCGAACGCGCCAACCACTCGGCCGTCGTCAAGTTGATGCCGTGCCGCACCACCAGCCGCTGCCACGCGGCATCCCTCGCGATCCGGTACTCCGCCGCGCGCGCGATGGCCTTCTCCAGGTTCGGCGGCGTTAGGATCGCGAGCCCTCGGTCGAGGTCGAGCTTGATGTCCGCGCTCATGCGCACGCCGTGATTCTTCCCGCCGCACGAGCAGTTGCAGTAATGATCCTTGGCGGCCGTGCAGAGCGTGTTGCATGGAGTCTCGCTGCGCTCTTTGTGGATGTGGTTGTCCTGCTTGACCTTGCCCATGTAGGACAGTCGCCCGCCGCAGAAACACTCCGCATCTGCCGCCTGTCTCCCCTCCGTCACCATTGGGCTCAGGCAGTCGCCGCACTTGTAGTAGTGTCGGTCCATCACCGGTCCTCCTCGGCCAGCACGTAGGCCGCTTCCTGCGGTTCATACGACTGCTCGAACAGCGCCATGAGATCAGCTCCGAGCGCTGCGTCGATCTCCACTATCCCGATGTGCCGCAGCCAGCGCCGCACCGCGCAGAACCATGCCGACCAGTCGTCGCGCTTCCTTGCCATGGTCATCCTCCTTGCCCGATAGAGAGAATCTGGTGGTATGCCTGGGCTACCGTATCCACCTCTGGAAACACGGCCATCGTTTTGCCCCATGACTCACGGCACCACGCGAGCCGTCCCATGTAGCGCATGAGCCGTAGCGTTTGCCGACCGTTTCCAAGGTCGACCACTGCTTTTCGTATGGTCTTCATTTCGCATCCGCCAGTCCGCGCACGACGGCAGCGATCTGCTCCACGCTTCCCCACGAATCCGGCAGCTCGATCCCGGCCTCGCCGATGGACACGATGTCCGCAGCCGTGATCGTGCGGCGCTCCTCGCGGCTCTGGGATGCAAGCGCGCCCTCCAGCCCGCGAGCGATCTGCTCGACCACCACGTCCGACACCGCCCTCGTCCGTCCGTCGATCTGTAGGTACATGGTCTTCCTCCTCATCCCTTCTTCGGCGCTTTGGCCACCAACCGGCGCACGATATCCTCGGCGCTGCCTTTCTCCTCATCGCTGGACACCGAGGCGAAGTCCGCGTGCTCTGCCGTCCACCCCAGATACTGGAGAGCATGGCGGATACGGCAGCGTCTGGCCTCGGCGTGCTTTTTCCAGTAGTCGCCGGAGTTGGAGTCGAGCCACCACATGCCGGTGTCGTAGTCGCGCACTGTGGTCACCCAACCGTCGCCGCTGCGGTATAGGGACACGTCCCCGCGTGCCTTGCGAAGAGCTTCCGTGATCGTCATGACTTTGCCTTCCTGCCGGCATCCCACGCCAGCACCGTCCTGGGGCGCCCGGCAACGTAGGCTGGCCGTCGAGCCCACTCGGCGTCCGTCGCGAGTTCCCGGTACTGCCTCGCGCACTGCTCGCGCCTTACCGTGTCGCCGAAGCTGTCGAACGCCTTCGCGCGCTCGCGCTTGGTGGCCTCGGCCTTGATCTGTTTGTCGGTCATATCCTCTCCTCCTCCCGCACGAAGTGCCGGAGGACCCACCACACGATGCGCCCGTGCTGCCCCCAGAGTCGGAGCCAGAACGGCCGGATCATTCCGGTTTTCCAAAAAATCGCAGTCCACAGATTCACTGTCATACTATCCTCCTCGCCTCGTCAGATCACCGTGCTCCCGAACCGGAAACCGCGCTTGTCGATCAGGTATTTGCAGGCATCCTGGGCGCTCTGGCTCAGCGCGGCCCGCGGGAGGTAGATGATTTTCCCGCGATAGTCTACCAGAAGATTCCGCAATAGCTTCCTCGCCTCTTTCGTGGTCATCCGCTCGTCAGTTGTCATTCTGTCCTCCATAATATAATAGTACATTCTTTCTAACAGTTTGTCAATAGGGTTGCAAGCACTTTATAATAGAAGGAAACGCACAGTCCAGGAGGGCCAAAGGCGGCCCGTGGGCGGGTTTGGGCTGGTTGGGAGACGGGGAAGCTACCGGACGCGCCTACGGCTACAGTTTTGTGGCTGTGGCGCCATCCTGAGAGGGGTTGCGGCTATCGGTTTGTATCCGAAGAGGCTTTCGGCGGGAAAATCAGCTTCCGGAGGGTATCAGAGCGTGGAAAATCCACCCGATGACGCCGCCGGCGAGCGCACATGCTCCTCCGATGAGCAGGGTCCTGGCCGGGAATCGGCCGATGATCCGGGAGAGGTTGGTGATCTGCTTGCGGTACTCCGTGCTCTCCGCCTCGAGCCCGGCGATCCTGGCGAGCAGCGGGCGCGCCGCGTCAGCCGCCGCTCCCTCTACCGCCACCCGTAGCCGCTCGGCGAAGTCGCGCTCGAGCTGCGTCACCTGCTCGACGCACTTCGCTTCGAGCGCCGTCAGCTCCTGCTCGCAAATCCGCAACGGCACCATCGGCTCGCTCACGGACGGCTCCGGCAACATCGGCGCCAGACTCTCGGCCCGCAGCGGCCAACACGTCGCCAGGAGAATCATCGGCCAGATCGCGAGCCGCAGCATCACGCGCCGCAGCCCCGGCCACTTTCGCATCATCGTTCCCTCCACGTTTCAGTACTACCGCCGCGGCCCCGAAGACCGCGACGGCCGCCCCTGCCACCACCTCCCATGCGTCGGGGAGGACGACCATCACCACGCCCGCCACAAGCGCGAGCGCGATGGCCACAAGCGTAGCTCGTCTCATGCCTTCGGCCTCGTGATCCACGACTTGTCGGGATTGATCGTCACGCCGAAGAGCTTCTCCGGGAGGATTGTCTTGGCGAGCTGATAGAGGATGCTCGCGGCCCCGGCGTGCTTGATCCCGCTCCCGATCCATGTGCGCCAGTCGAACGGCCTCACGTCCACCACGGCGAGAGCGAACGCCAGCACCGCAACGAGCAGTGCATAGGCTCCGTTGCCGAGACGCTTGACCTTGCCCTTCTTCGGCACCGGCCTGTCAACGGCACGCACGATCAGGAGCACGAGGATCAGCCCCAGCACGAGCGCCATGTTGACGCCCGGGAAGAGCGCGCCGAGCTTGTCCACCACCGTCTTGATCCAGTCAAGGATTTCCATTGGTCCCTCCATCACATCCCGTCAAAGGTAAGCGCCGAGCTGTACCACGTCGCATTCCGCCCGGCGTGCGCATCCCATCGCAGTGCCCGGAACCGGTTGCACCAAAGCAATCCCTTGTCCCGCCTCTCCCGCTCGTAGTCGTGCCAGATCGCCTCGTCGGTTTCCTCGGCGAAGCGCTTGTGTCGGCGGTACTCCCCAACCACTTCCGCGCGACTGTATTCCACCCCTACCGCTTGGCCGAATCGCGCCACGAGGATCTCGTCCAAAAGCGCGGACTTCGTGCCGACGCTCACGACCTCGGTATGAGTATGCCTGGCATCCTTGCCGGCCCCGAGCCCGTAGCACCCGGCCTGCCCGATCCGTATGCCGCGGAGAAGCCCTTGGTCCTGACGGGTAGCACGCAACGCCACCTCGTCGATATCCCCTGCGCGCGGATCCATGTGTGCGATCCGCACCTCGAAGCCCCACTGCTCCGAGATCAACCGGAGTAACAAGCCGTAGATGAGCCCTCCGTCGTCATAGAGCACCACGCGGTCGGCATCGAACGGCACGAAGACCTCCCCGGCAGCACGGTCCGTGCCGAGATGGAAGCGTGCGTAGCCCCAGGTCAAGCCGCCGTTCGCACAGCGATACCCCTCCCCGAGAGCGAAGACGCAAGGCGTACCGTCCGGCGATGCCGAGAACGGCGCGCCCGGGCGGAACTTCACCCCGCCGAAGGAGTAGTCATGCACGGGATCGTAAGCCTTCCGGAAATCCTCCACCGTGCCGATCATGGCCCCACCGCCGGGGGCGCACGGCCCGTCGTCAAGTAGAGCACGATCCCTGCGATGAACACGACCCAGGGGAGCGCCGTCGCGAGGATGCCACGGAAGCTCCGTAGATATGCGCTCACCACCTCCTGCGCGATCTGCTTCATATCCGTTGTCATGACAGCTCCCTCCTCGATCTTCGTGATCCGAGCTTCTGCCCCGCGGTGCGGCGCTTCGTCCCCCGTTCGCCATGTCTCCGACCGCGCGAGCGTGGTCTCTGCTATCCCGAGGCGCGTCTCAAGGCCGCCCATCGTCGCCTCGTGGTCGTGGTGCCGCTTGTCTGCCGCCGGATCGCTCATACTGTTCCCTTTCCGTTCCGTAAGATGCCAAGCCTGTTGCCGTTGCCGTTCATGCTGTCTCCTGTCATCCGCCCATGTAGTACTCAGTAACGAAAATCAAAATCTCGAAAATACCGGAGTTCTCGGCGAGAACATCGAACCGGAAGCTACTATCAACCCGGACTATGTATGAACTGTGGACGGGGACATTGGCTACCTGCGTACGTATTGATGTCCGATTTACGGTCAATCCATATTGTCGAATGATGACGTAGTGGTTGGCTGCATTCGATGTGACCACGAAGTATCCCGATATCGCTTTCGTCCCGACAGGCAAACCTGCTACAGTTACCGTTGTCGTTGTCGGCGATGATGCCGGGTCAAAATTTGCGGCGAGAATTGGCGTCACGAGGCTCTGCGGCGGTCCAAGGTTGCATGCGTCGTAGGGAGTTGCCATCTACCCTCCTATACCTGGAACGGCGTTCAGGCAGGCGAAGTCGCCGAAACGTTCCCGAGCCGCCTTGTCATACGCTTTCGCTGCTTCCTGTTCGGTGGCAAAGTAGCCGAGATGGTTCTGCTTCCCGTTCTTGTTGATGTAGGCACGCCACCGCCTCACGCGCTTGTCGTGGGGGAAGTAGACGACTCCCTTGAAACAGGAAGTTGTGATGCTGCATGTCTTCTTCATGTTCCATGCGTTTCGGTGCTTGTCGGCCACGCGGAGATTAGCGCGACGATTGTCGAGTGTGTCGTGGTTCGCGTGGTCGGCAAGAAAGCTCTTCGGAACGTCAAGAATGAATGCCGACAGTTCTCGCTGCTTCCCATCGATAGTTCCCATAGCACGTTGCCCTGTGCCGTGGTCGTAGAGGCCCCACCGAACGCCCTTGAACCGTTCGTAATCCTCAGGGTCAACTCTGGTCCACGCTATGCGCTGGCCTTTGTAGTAGACTGGTAGTTCCATGGTCAATTGTACCATACAATCATCATGTTTGGAAAGGCCGCTGCCAGGAGTTGTTCTCGGCGCGGGTTCCTGTACCGGCATCGGAGTAGTTGGAGCTATGCTCATTGTGTGTTCCATCCGGCCTCACGCGGATGTCGTCCACCTGGAAGTACTCGTTCAGTGCTGCCGCCGCCGCCGCCGCTATCGCCACCTCCACCCCTGTCGCGCTCGCACCGAGCGTCCGCGTCACACTCACGAGCTGCCAGGCGTCGTACGTGTTCGCCGCCGCCTGCGTGGTCGCCGCCGAGTCCTCGTCGTCCAGCTCGAAGGTGATCTCGCTCCCGAGGATGCCGCTCGCGCTCGGGATGTATACCCACGCCGAGAGAGTGTATGAGCACCCGGCGACAAGCCCGGCCATGTCCGCAGCCGCGGCGTCGGTGTGATTGTGGAACCTGGTCCTCGCCGCGGTCCCGGCCGCGTTGGTCTTGACGAACTTGTAGCCGTAGGTCCCGGCGTGCGCGAAAGTAGCGTCCCGCGCAAAAGTGCAGTTGTCGTTGTTGTCGTCCGTCTCCCCCGTGAGGTAGGGAGGAGTCGCGCTCTCGCAGTTGCCGCGGTCGATCAGGTTGCCGTTGTCGCGACAGGAGTTGCCGATAACAGTTACGCCGTCAGGAGGAGATGCCGCAGAAAGAACTATCGCGGACCCCTTGACTGTATTCGGTCCAGTTGCGTAAACATCTCTGATTGAGTTCTGTTCGATGAGGCAGTTGTCTGCATTCGCAAGATAGATCCCAACCCCGCATTGGCTCAGTCCATCATCAACGTCATGTACATCGCTGATTGTGTTCCCGACAATCTTAACGCCTGTCCCAGTGTTCTGAACGTAGACAACCCACATGATGAGCGAACTGTAGAGAGGCCCGATACTATTGTTTGAAACGATGGTGTCAGAACACGACGAAATGTTAATAGCTCCAGTGATTGGGAGCAGTACGGTTCCGGTGGATCGAATCGAATTGCCAAAACACCGGCTGTTCGTGGTTGCTGTCAAGCGAATGGGAAAGGATCGACAATCCACAAAGTCGCAGTTCTGGACATACCCGGAGTCACAAGTCCCAAGGTCCAATCCTCCGTCGTAACCGTCTACAATAGAGCATCTCTCCATCCCGCTGTTGTCAGCAGCCGATATCACAACCAGTGCAACCTCGTTCGTATCCGCCGCGTCCCGCGTCACCGTCAGATCGCGGATCGTCACGTTCTCAAGGTGCGCCCCGCTCGTGCCGATGGCAGAGATCGCATAGAAGTTGCCGTTCTTCTTGAGGATGCTCGCCGCGCCCTCGCCACCCAAGGAGATGTTGCTCCCAAGCGACACCGTCGCCGCCAGATTGTACGTCCCCCTCCGGAGAAGGATCGCACCTCCGCCGTACGTACCCACGAGGTAATCATTGGCGGCCTGGATCTGTACATCGTCCGCCGTGCCGTCGCAGTAATAGTCCGCTGCTCCCGGGTCGTACTGCGACGCTACGACCGCATAGGGAAAGGACTTGACACCACCGGGACATCCACGGGCGATGAAGCGCGACAGTGCGTTAGAATCAAACACCCAATTCTGATACAGTTCCTGCAAAGCAATCGTAGTCTGCCCAAGGCTATTCACTCCTCTCGATTCTTGAACGTCTTTGCACACGCACACCGAGTCGATGTACTCCTTCTGCCCTACACCACCAACCTGGAGCGTGTACACCTCTCCAGGACAAATCCAGTGCCACGTCCCCGGCATGTCTATCGTGTAGATGTGCCGCTTGGCCCGATGAAACTTCCACGAGTAGTCCGCGATCTGCCTCACCTGAGCCGCCGTCACGATGTAGTTGTTCGCCAGCTCAAACAGCCGCTCCCCGTCCACCGCGATCCGCTCGTAATCGCTGAACGCATCGTGGAGCAACCCCAGCTTCCCGCTCAGCCGCGCCACGAGTCGGCCGCGAATCGAGCAGTGCGTGATGGTCTTCGATACCCCAGTGGCGTTGGTGAGCTTGATGATCGCGCCGTCGGCATGAGTCGTCGTGTCGAATACCGTCTCGGTCAATTCCCCGCCGACACCCCCGCTCGTCGTGGTCAGGTGGATCAGGTCCGCTTCGAGGATGCCGATGATCTCCGTGTCCTGCGCGTTGAAGTGGACCTTCGTGGTTTCCGCGGCCGGTGGAGTGTAGGGAAGGCCCGGCACTATAGGCGGCCGAGGAGGAGTAGGATGCGTAGGCGGAACGAGGCCAGGAGGAAGAGGCGGTGCGGCCGGTACTATCGGCGCCCCACCGCCGCCAGCCCACGATGAGCGCCTCATACCTGCACCTCGCCGTACTTCGCCAGAAACTCCCCGTACGTCGCCACGTCCGGGAAGGTCCCGCCGTTCGCTACAGTCACCGCGATTGCCCCGCCGCTGTCCTTTGGGAACACCCCTGCCGCAACCCCAGACCAGACCAACCGCACGTAGTCGTCGATCAGAATCGCTATCCCGTGGATGACGATCCGGTTTGCCTGCCACGGTTCAATCACGCTCACCACTTGCTGCACCCCCGCGGAAAGCGTCTCGATGGGAGACGGGTCGGCGTATGCCGCTTTGAGTCTGGAGCGAAACTTCAACGTCCCGGCCTCGTCCATCCCGATGTACCAGGCAAGCGTCCCGTCCGCGAGCTGCTTCAACTCGTCCCAGACCGTCGTCCTCTTTTCCAACCGTTGCCACGGATGCGTGATGTCCACGTCGTCGGCATCGAAGCCGCAGGTATCGTATGTCGAGTAGTCCGCGTCGTCCGCGCTCTCCGTCCCCGAAGCGCCGTCGTTGTCATTCAGCACGAACCACTGCGCCGCACGATCCGACTGGAGAAGCATGACGCAGTCCACCTTCACCGTCTCGCCGTTCACCACGTCGACCTCGATCCGTAGGCGATCCGACGTGCTGTCCGTGATGGTGTGTGACACCTCGTACTTCTTCCACCCTTCCCCGCCGGCCAGCGAATACGCCGTAGTCGTGCTCGCGTTCACCCCGACCGAATCATGCTCGGCAAGCCGGATGTTCGATGCCGCAGCCGCCGCGGCTTTGAGGTAAACCGCGAAACTCCACGTCTCCCCCACGTTCAGCTTCTTCGTGCCGGTGAACGTGATGATCTGGTAGACCCGCTGTGTGCTCCCACTCGCGTTGGCAAGCTGCCCGCATGCACTCCCGATCAGCGCGTCCGCCTCCTTGGTGAGGGTCCCTCCGCTCGCCAACCAGGAGTTGCCTATGGTCGCGTTCTCGAAGCTGCTGTTGGCGGCGTAATTGTAGACCTCCGCCAGCGTCGCCAGCCGCGCGATGACGTGAAGGAGACTGCTCGCCTCCGTCGTCGGGTCCGAGAGCTTGTAGTCTTGGTAGTACCTGGACTTCCGTAACCGGCGCATGGCCATGCTCGCCACCTGGTCGATACACCCGATGAACACCCGAGACAGATTCCACGCGGAAGAGCGCCGGGCAAAAAGGTTCTCGTCCACGCGCCCGACGAACATCGGCTCGAAGTCATCCCCGTACCACGACTCCATAAGCACCGGGCATTTCTTCGTCATGTATTTCTGCGCGCTCGTCCCGTTGTATACGCTGTTCGCCGGATCGAAAGCCGCGTACTGATCGTCCGCGAACTCTCCCTGGATCGAGAACAGCGACAACGACAACGTGTTCGCCGCCTGGGAACTTCCGTCGATGGTTTCGGAGGCTCGGTGCAGGCTGTAGTCGGCAACGAAACTCGTCACGTTGCAGCGCGTTCTGCCGAGCGCGATGCCGTTCATCGGCCAGTACACTTCCTCATTCAATACAGCCCCGAAGTGAGCCGCCACCTCAGCGGCCGTTGCCGTGCGTGAGAGGAAGAGCCGGACACAGTCCACGTCCCAAGCCCCAGCCGTAGCGTTCGCCGATCTGATCTCGAAGAAGGGATACTCCTGCCCCTTGGCGTCTATCGCACCGGACCATTCTTCATCCTGTAGAACCCCGTTGACGTACAGCGCGCTTCCTGCCGTGGAGCCCGTGGTGGAGTCGAAAGACAGCGTCACCCGAACCACAGTCGCGATGTCCGTGTAGCTCGTACCGTCGTCGTACTGCTCGCTCTCGAGCGTACGCTCAGTCCCGCCGTCCTTCCACTTCGCGACGATCTTATCAGAGGCCGCCTGGTAGAACACCGTCAGGTAATTGTTGGCGTCGTAGTACCAGGAAAACAGCGGCTGGTCCGACGCCACGTCGAAAGCAAACCCTGCCATGGCGCGCACGTCCACCACCATCTTCGTGGTCAAGGCCAACAGATACTTCCCATACCCGCCGCTTAGGTAGTGGCTCCCCGGACGGTTCGCCGCGGACGTAACCAGGGTGAACGTCGGCGCCCCCGCGACATGAGGGTACTCCAGTTGCCGGAAGTCGATGTAGAACCGGTCAGCCGCAGGAAACCCCGTTTTGAGATTCGACTTCCACCCGGAGCCGACCCACTTAATAGCCACGGTCGGCCTCTCGCACCGCGGACACCACGTACGAACGCAACTGCCCCTCGCTCGCGAAAGTCGGCCCGTTGAAGTTCACGGTCACCGACCGAGAGCCAAGAGCACTGCCGAGCGGACTCACCACCTCGGGCCCGGCCTCGCCTATCAAGGCGAGCGTCGGACCGAGCGCTACCCCTCCTCGCGCGAAGGCTCTCACCTTGGTCTTCTCCTCCGTCAGGTCGTCCGGTGCAGACGGGAACAACTCCCCGAACACCTCGGCGATCCTATGGCCGATATCAAGCAGGATGTCCTTGGCTCTGAGCACATCGCCCCAAGCACCGGTTCCGGCGAGGTAGTCCTGTATCGCGTCAACAAGAACCTGAGAAGCTGAGGCCATCGCCGATCCCGCGATGAGCCCATTCAGCACGGCCTGCCCGATCTTTTTGGTCAGCGCTTCCTCTACGCCAGCCCAGTCTCCCTCTGCTATCGCGCTTGCGAAAACATCAACGAAGGAATCGGCCATGGCCTGGGCGGCGTCCGCCGCGGCTTCGGCAGCGTCCTCGAGCTCGTCCTTGAGCTTCTCCGCCGCGTCCTCAGCGGCCTGGAAAAGCTCCTGCTCATGGGCCGTCATTCCCCCGGTGATGTTCGCCCATATATCATGGAGCACGGTACTCAACGTCTCAAGGGTCCTATCGAATGCCGGAATCAAATCGCTCAGTATCGACTTGGCTGCCTTCAAGATGCCGGCGACCAACTGCCCCTGCGGCCCCATGAGCCCTATCAGGTCAATTGCCGCGTCCATCACGTCGCCGTCCATCAGCGTCGACACCACTCCAAGCGCGTCCGGTATCATCGAGACTGCTGTCAGCATTCGCTCATACTCAGCCGCTGCGTCAGCTGTCCCCTGGACGATCAGCGGTCCTTGCTGAACCAACTCTCCGTTGTAGTCCACAATGTCGGCGATAGATTTGTCGATAGACTCGTAGGCTTTGTACATGGACAGCACGTCGTTGGTCACGAGAGGCGACTGCTGCACCAATTCCCCGTTGTAGTCGACGATGTCCGCGATGGCTGTGGTCCAGCCCTTGAGATAGTCCACGGCTTCCTTCGCGCCGAGCGTCACGAGGGCCGCCTGAGGGACAAGCTCGCCGTAATAGTCCACGATGTCCGCAATTGCCGTAGTGTAGTGGGCGAGGTAATCGGTGGTGTTCGCTACCGTCTCCGAGATATCCTCTGTCTGGCTCACAGCACGGGAGTAGTCGGGGAACATATTCGGCACGTTCTCCGTCGGACTGTACCCAGAGTACTTCTTCCGCGCCTCTGCGATTCCTGCGGCAGACTCCAGAACCTTCAGTTGCTCCCGCAGACTCACGAGAACGAGATCCTCCATCCGCTGGTGGTCCGCGCTCCAATCGTTGATATCCTCGTAGTACTGGATCTTCTCCTTGAGAGCATCGATCTGTCCCTCGTCGAGCCTCGCATAGTCGGCCTCCAGAGTCCGGACTTCATCCGCTTCCTTGGCCTTCTGTTCGGCAATCAGCGCGTCTATCTCGACGCCAAGTTTTTGCCATGCTGCGATAATTCGATGTGTGGCTGCTATTGCATCTAGCGCTGCCTTCTGTTGCCAGAGTGCTGTTTCAATCTGGCCGAGATACTGCAATTCATGTTTGTATTGCTCTTCGCTATCATCCCACACTCGAAAGCCTTCGCGAAATGCTTTTGCTATGACGTCCTGACGTTGCGCTACGGCATCCAGTTGCGCCGCCAACTCTTCCGCGTCCTTGGTCGCGTTGGCAGTACCCGCAGTCTCCCAGGCGTTCTTCAAATCTTGTGTCGAACTGATAGTCCGGTTGGCTGCTGTGGTTATCGACAATAGCCAGTCTACGGTTGGAGCAGCGAACTCAGCAAACTTCCTACCACCGATCTCTTTCAAGTCACCGATGGCATTCTTCAGCCGCTCCATGGCGCCAGCATTCGTTTTTCCCATCGCCTCGGCGGCGCCCCCGAACTCCTTCTTCAACTCCCTGAGGATAATGGTCTGCGCGCCGAACTGATCGTTCTGCTCCATGAGCGTTTTGATCTGCGTTTCCTGCTGATCGTTGAGCATGACACCCGCACGCCGAAGCGCAGTTACGCCCGCTATCGGGTCCTGGAGAGCTTTGCCGATCTGGAGCACGCTGGACTGGAGGTCCTGGCCCATGACAGCCGATAGGTCCGCCGCCGCTTTCATCGCGTCGGGGAACGTCTCGCGGCCGACCTTGGTGAAGGTCAGCATGACCGCTTCGGCGTTCATCACCAACTCGTCGGCGTAGGTCGTGGTGTTCTGTATCTCACTGGCGAGGTCTGCCAGCCCTCGCGCCGTGATCCCCACCGCGCCGTTGGTGCTCTTAAGCACCGCCCCGATTTTGGCCGTCGCCTGCTCCTGCTCGAACCAGGCGGCCGTCAGGTCCACCACGACAGCCTTCAACGTGTTGAAAACCTGCTGCGCTGCCTTGAACGCAACCACCGCCTGCCCGAGGCCCAGGACGGTCTTGGAGGTTTCGAGAATCAACGAAAGGTAAATGCCTTCACTCGTCATGTCGTTCCCTCAGCACCCGCTCCTCCGAATCCAGCGCGTTCAGCATGTCGGCCAGCTCGACCGGCTGTTCCAACCACCCGCCCGCGTAGGGAAGATGCCCACGCTGTGCCTGCCGCCATATCCTCAATAGCTCGATGTGCCACGGCGTCACATACCTCTGCGGACAGCAGTTGACCTGATACCGCCCGACGGACCACCACGGCCCGGAGTCGTGCCCTCGCTTCTGTCTCTGCGCATGGGTACAACTCGCGCACTCAAATTGCTCTCCCTTCCCGTCGAGGCCCTCGATCAGCCA